CATATTTTTGGTATGTATTAGATTTTATTGAAGACATGAAAAAAGTTTTTCCAACATTAAAAGACGATTGGGGTATTTATGTACCTGAAGTAAAATATCTTTCACCTGAGCCACTTGTCGATTATACCAATTTAGCACTCACTAAGTACCCTAACGTACACTTCGTAGGCGATGCTTTATCAGCTAGAGGTATAACGGTAAGTGGTGCACAAGGGACTTATGTTGCAGAACATATATTAAAAAATTAGGATAACGCGTATAAATTTCGTATATTTACAATAAATAATAATATTATGGGAATAGAAACAGGACAAACATATCCAAAATCAAGAAAATTAAAAAAAGCAGACGGGACTATAGCTTATGTATGGGACGGCAAATTACATAATTGGGATGGACCAGCTTTAATTCCAGAGGGGAATGAAAAAAAATCAGAATATTATTTATATGGTATACAAAAAACAACAGAAGAATGGAAAGAAATAAGACGTCAAAGAGAGGGCATTCCATTTTATAAAAACCAATCAATGAAAAATCAACTATCAGATTATAGAAATTAAGATATGAAAATAGGTTTATGTGGTACAATGAGTGTAGGTAAAACTACATTAGTAAATGCTTTAAAAGAAACAAAGCAATTTAAAGATTATATATTTAGAACAGAACGTTCTAAGTTTTTAATGGAACAAGGTATCCCATTAAACACTGATTCAACATTAAAAGGTCAAACTATATTTTTAGCTGAACGTTGTGCTGAATTAATACAAACAGATGTTATTACAGATAGAACTGTAATTGATGTTATGGCATTTACTTTAAATGCTAAATCTATAAACCATCAGGATAAAGAATCATTTGAAACCTATGCTAGTGAATTTATTAGAGAATATGATTATATTTTTTATATATCTCCTTATGGAATAGATATTGAAGATAATGGAGTTAGAGAAACAGATGAACATTATAGAGATTTAATTGATTTTACTATTACAACTTTAATTAAAAGACATGGTCATAAAGCAGGTAAATTAGAAAAAATATCTGGGTCTACAGATGAACGTATTCAACAAATATTGAATATTACAGGGCTTTAATATATTTATAACAAAACCCTTATTATAATGAAAAAATCACAGTTAGCATCCTTTATTAAAGAAGAAATTATATCATTACTTGAAGCGGATATCCCATCAGTAGAAGACGTTAAAGACGTTACTGCTGCTGTAAAAGATCTTAAGGATGAATTAGCAAGTTTAGAAGAAGATGAAGATAAAGAACCATCTGATGTTGAAATTAAAAAAAATAAAAGTCTAGCTAAAGCAGCTGAAGAATTAGCTTTATTAACTCGTGAGATGAAATCATTAGCTAAAAAGTATTCTAAAGCAGAAGGTGAAGATAAAGAACTTATATTAAGTAAATTAAAATCTAAAACTAAATTAAAAAAAGAGTTAGAAAGTATTATAGATAAATAAAATTATTATGTATAAATGGTTAAAAAAGAATTACCACTTATTTGTAATTGTATGTGCTTGTATTCTAGTCTTTAGTTTTTTAAATGATAAGCAAGAATATATAGAAGAATATAATTCTAAAATAGAAGCATTAGAGCAAAAAGTTGATTCGTTACATAGTGAAAATGATGAATTGACTTTTAAAATTGACACATTAAATAATCAAATAACTAAATTAGATCAACAACTTGATCTTAAAGATAACAGAATAAACAACTTAAGATATGAAATTAATACCAAGGTTGATGCTGTTGATAGCTTTAATGATAATGAGCTTGAAAGGTTTTTCACAGAACGTTACAGACAGTACTTCGATTCAATTAAAAAAACCAATAGTAAAATTAGTAATTAAAGATTTAATTACGGGTGATGGAGCTAAAGAAGAATTAGTTCTTACTACTGATAAAGTTAAAATATTAGAACAAAAAGTTGTTTTAAAAGATAGTATTATTTCTAATTTTGAATTAAAAATTAATAATTTTAACTCTATTTTATCTACTAAATCTAATCAACTATCAATATCCCAAGAATTATCTAAAAAATTAGAAATAGATTTACAAAAACAAAAAGTAAAAAATAAATTAACTGCTGGAGCAGGAATAGTAGCTGTAATAGGTGCTATACTTTTAGTAAAATAATATGTCTAATCTTAAAAAAGTAATACGCCAAGAATATTTAAAATGTGCTAAAGACCCAGTACATTTTATGCGTAAATATTGTTATATACAACACCCACAAAGGGGGCGCATACAATTTAATTTATTTCCATTTCAAGAAAAAGTACTAAAGCTATTTAGGGATAATCCTTATTCTATAGTATTAAAATCTAGACAATTAGGTTTATCTACCCTTTCAGCTGGTTATTCTTTATGGATGATGACATTTTATAAAGATAAAAATATTCTTTGTATAGCAACTAAACAAGAAACAGCTAAAAACATGGTAACAAAGGTAAAATTCATGTATGAAAATTTACCTTCATGGCTTAAAATCACAGCAGCTGAAAATAATAAATTAAATCTTCGATTATCAAATGGATCACAAATTAAAGCTACTTCAGCTTCAAGTGATGCAGGTAGATCAGAAGCAGTATCTTTACTATTAATTGATGAGGCAGCATTTATTGATAATATTGGAGAAATTTGGGCTTCAGCACAACAAACTCTAGCAACGGGTGGTGGTTGTATTGCTTTAAGTACACCTTATGGTACTGGTAATTGGTTTCATCAAACATGGACTAGAGCAGAATCATCTGAAAATGATTTTTTACCAATTAAATTACCTTGGTTTGTTCATCCTGAAAGAGACCAAATATGGAGAGATAGACAAGATGAATTATTAGGTGACCCTAGAATGGCGGCACAAGAGTGCGATTGTGATTTTAGTACCTCAGGTGATATTGTATTTTATTCTGAATATATAGATTTTTATGAAAAAACTTATATTAAAGACCCATTAGAAAAAAGAGGTGCAGATCAAAATTTATGGGTTTGGGAATCCCCCGACTATACAAGAGATTATATTGTAGTAGCCGATGTATCCCGGGGTGATGGAAAAGATTATTCTGCATGTCACGTAATAGATGTAGCAAATAATGTACAAGTAGCCGAATATAAGGGCCAAATTGGTACAAAAGAATATGGACATTTATTAGTTGGTTTAGCTACTGAATATAATGAGGCTATGTTAGTAATAGAAAATGCTAATATAGGGTGGGCAACTATACAAGTAGCGATAGATAGAAATTACCCTAATCTTTACTATTCACAACGGAGTGACTCCCCAAATGCTAGTTCGTATTTTGATAAATATCAAGACCACTCTAAAATGGTAGCTGGTTTTACAATGTCATCTAGAACACGTCCTATGGTTATAGGTAAATTTCAAGAATATATAGGTGATAAGGGAGTAACAATACAATCTAAAAGATTGATAGAGGAAATGAAAGTATTTATTTGGCGTAATGGAAGAGCAGAAGCCCAAGGTGGCTATAATGATGATTTAGTTATGTCATTTGGTATTGCTATGTATATTAGAGATACGGCATTAAAATTAAGACAAAGAGGTTTAGATGCAACCCGAAATGCATTAAATAATATAACTGTAAATAGAACAGCATATCAAGGCGGGCATTTTTCAAGTGGTAATGATAATCCCTACCATATAAACACAGAGGGAGGAAAAGAAGACATTAGTTGGCTTCTTAAATAATATTTATAACAATAATACACACAATGGCAGACAAAGGCTTATTTAGTAGATTACAAAGATTATTTTCAACAGATGTAATTATTCGTAATACAGGTGGAAACCAAATTAAAGTAATTGACAGTAATACAATTCAATCTAGTGGTGAATTACAAACTAATTCACTTATAGATAGATATAATAGAATTTTTTCAACAAGCCCTACTTCACTTTATGGGTCACAATTTAATTTTAACTATCAATATTTAAGACCACAATTATATTCAGAATATGATGTAATGGATACAGATGCGATTATTGCTTCTGCCTTAGATATTATAGCTGATGAATCGACTCTTAAAAATGATATGGGTGAAGTATTATCTATTAGATCATCTAATGAAGATATACAAAAAATACTTTACAATTTATTTTATGATGTATTAAATATAGAATTTAATATGTGGTCATGGGTACGTCAAATGTCTAAATATGGTGATTTTTTCCTAAAATTAGAAATATCAGAAAAATTTGGTGTATATAATGTTATCCCTTACACTGCATATCATATTGAAAGACAAGAAGGATTTAATGTTGAAAACCCAGCAGAAATTCGTTATAGATATTCTCCTGATGGTTTAGTTAATTCTAATAGTGGGATGTACAATGTACCAGGTGCTGGAAATGATAATTCACCTGGGATATATTTTGAAAATTATGAAATGGCTCACTTTAGACTAATTGGTGATGTTAATTACTTACCTTATGGTCGTTCATATATTGAACCAGCTAGGAAATTATTTAAACAATATACATTAATGGAAGATGCAATGTTAATCCACAGGATTTCCCGTGCACCTGAAAAACGTATTTTTTATATGAATGTAGGTTCTATTCCTCCAAATGAAATAGATGCATTTATGCAGAAAACTATTACAAATATGAAACGTACCCCTCATATAGACCAAAAGACTGGAGAGTACAATTTGAAGTATAATATGCAAAATATGATGGAGGATTTTTACATCCCAGTTAGGGGTAACGATGCAACAACTAGAATTGATACTACTAAAGGTTTAGATTATGACGGTATTCAAGATGTTGAATATTTAAGAGATAAATTATTTGCCGCCCTTAAAGTACCAAAAGCCTTTTTAGGGTACGATGAAAATATAGAAGGTAAAGCTACATTAGCTGCTGAAGATATTAGATTTGCTCGTACTATTGAACGTTTACAACGTATTATGGTTTCTGAGCTTAATAAAATTGCACTTGTTCATTTATATGCCCAAGGATATAGAGATGAAGCATTAGTAAACTTTGAGTTATCAATGCAAACTCCATCTATCATATTTGAACAAGAAAAAATTGAGTTAATGAAATCTAAAACTGAATTAGCTACTACATTAAAAAATGAAGGTTTACTCCCTTCAGATTGGATTTATGATAATATTTTCCATTTATCAGAAGATCAATTTGATGAATATAGAGATTTAATGCGTGAGGATGCTAAACGTAAATTCAGATTAGCACAAATAGAATCAGAAGGAAATGATCCTGTTGAAACAGGTAAATCATATGGTACTCCTCATGATTTGGCCTCATTATATGGTAAAGGAAGAATGTATTCTGACCCCGGAAGTGTACCTGATGGATATGATAAAGATTCTGATTTGGGTCGTCCTAAAGATAGTATTTCTAATCATGGGAAACAAGATAGTAACTTTGGAAAAGACCCATTAGGAACAAAACGTATGAAAGATACTGATAAAAATGATTCAAGGGATAGTAGAACGGATACAAATAAATCTGGTTTAAAACTTGAACAGGCCCAAACAACTTATCTTAAAAATAAAGATATGTTTAAAAATATGAATAAAAAACAATTAGTATTCGAACATGATAAAGATGATTCATCATTATTAGATGAAAACCAATTGAAGAAATAATATTTTTTACATATTTATAACTAAATATATTTTTTGATGAAAATTAAACATTCAAAGTACAAAAATACAGGTATACTGTTTGAACTATTGGTGCGTCAAATCACTGCAGATACATTAAAAGGTGGGGATTCTCCAGCTATTAATATACTTAAAGAATATTTCGTAAAAACTTCTTTAGGTCGCGAGTATAAATTATACGAATCGATATTAAAATCTAAGGTTTTAAATGAAGGAAAAGCTAATATAATAATTAGCACTATACTTGAATCTTCTAAAGGGTTTAATCGCGCTTCATTAAAAAAACAAAAATACAACTTAATTAATGAGATTAAAAAACATTATAATTTAGATGTTTTTTTTGGTGCTAAAATTAAAAGTTATAAAGAATTAGCTGCATTATATACTTTAATTGAAAGCCATAATGTAGATATTAATACTAACATTAATCAAGTTATAGATAATAAAATAACTATTTTAGAATATTTAACTAAGCACGAAATTAATACTAAAGAAGTAAAAGATGATGTTCTTAAAGAATTTCAAACTTATGATAAAGATTTAAGAATTCTTACTTATAAAGTACTTTTAGAAAAGTTTAATAGTAAATATGATAATTTATCTAATAAGCAAAAACAAGTACTTAAAGAATTCATAAACTCAGTAGATTCTGCTCCAGGTTTAAGAAATTTCTATAATGATAAAATAAATGAATTAAAGACTACTTTAAACGAACAAGCTAAAAATATTAAAGATAAGGCTACACAAATTAAAATTACAGAAGTAGCTAAATATCTAGTTGAATTATCTAAAACATCTAAAGTTAATAATGATAACTTAGTTGATTTGTTACAATATTACGAACTAGTAAAAGAAATTAAAGTAGCAAATGAAGTACAAGTATAAACTTAAAGAAGCACCATCCCCCAATTTAGCTAAACAAGGTGGCTACAAAGTTGGTGATATATCTTATTCTAAAGATGGAGATACTAAATTTGTAGTTAATTCCGTTGATAGTGAAACGGGTCAAGTAGGTTGGAAAGTAGTTGATTTACCCGCATTTGATAAATTAAATGATGATGTTGAAGAATTAGTCTCAACAGCTAAAGGAGTTTATACAAAAACTAAATCAGACGAAGAATTTAGAAAAATATACGAAGAAGCTAGATTATTAAGAAATAAAATTAGAAAACACCTTCGTAATGAATACCCAGACGAATATAAAAGAATGACTATGGAAGGGGAAGTTGATGAAATATCTACTTCTGGTGGAGCTGGAGCTTATCAAACTCCCTATGCTTTTAGAAAAAAAGGACAAAAATCTAATGATAAAGCATATAAGGCATTAGGATATACTTTAGCAAAAGAAGATGTAGGCGCAACATTAGGTCCAGGACCTAAGGCAACAGAAGATGGAGTTAAAGATAATGCATATGTAAAACAATTTAAATACAAACTAGTTCCCAAAACAAAAGATGGTACATATGTACAAAAAGGGTCGGGGCTTGAAGTTAAAAAGCTTTTTTAATATGTATAACCATAATATAAAAGAACAAGAAGATAAGGCCGAAATATTTCAAAAAGAAAGAATTGAAGCGTTTGACAAACTTGAGTTTAAACTAGAAAATGTAAAAAAATTATTGCGTCAAGGCAAAATTAATACTATAAAATATTATAGAGAAACCCCAGAAAGTTTTGGGGTATTTATAGGAACTGATTTAATTGGCGATTATTTTAAAGATATTGAAACATTATTAGAAAAATAAATTATGAAAAAATCAAACGAAATATTTAAATCAGTAAATGAAAATTTAGGATATGTAGATTTACAACCAATTAGTAATTTAGAATCTACACCTAAAGCAGATTATGAAACTAAATTTTCTGAATTTTTAGCTGAAGAAAATAAAAGAGAAAAAGAAGATGAAGCTGTAAAAGTAGATTCTAAAAAAGTAGCTAAATCTGTAGAAGAAATAGAAGATCATAATTATGATTATAAAGATACTAAAAATTTAGATAACCAAATCGGTCAAGAAGTACTAAATGGTGTTTATTTTGAATCTAAAAATAATCCTGATAAATCCATGGAAGAAATTAAAGAAATGGTTTCTAAAAATTTAGCTAAGGATGGTCAATATTATATAAAAAATGCTGCTTTTGGAGTTGAAGGTTTAGGATATACTGAACAAAAATCAGGAGAAGTATCTGGCAAATATGCTGCTAGTGGGTATTCTGATAAAATAAAAGAAGTAGTAAAAGAATCATTAATGGGAGGAGTTATTACTTCAGGACATCCTAATTCTATAGCTTCACAACAAGGGGCAGTTATTAATCAAATGGTAGCTGAAGAAGAAGTTGAAGAGAGCTATGATGAATTTCAACGTGATGATAAAGGTGCTAAAGGTGTAGATAAAAAAGATAAAGGTGAAGAAATGGCATTTGGTGCTGGTGTAGCTAAAGGTGAAAAAATCGAAAAGAAAAAAGCTAAAAAATCTAAAAAAGAATCAATTGATACTAAATTAGCTGAAATTGGTAAAGAAGCAGAAGCTGTTAAGTTAGAAGCTCAACTAGATTATTTACACGAATATATCCAAGAAAAAGTAGATAGAGTTGCTTCAATTAATGAAGATGAAAATCTTAGCGAATTAATTGACAAGACAAAAATGAAACAAATGCAGAGAGAAATCAAAGATTTGGAAAGAAAGAAAGCCAAAATGGAAAGAATTTACGAAAAGTCTTGTGGTACTAAATATGCTAAAAAAGAAATGGTAGATGAGGTAGAAACTACTGAAGAAGTATAATATGAACAAAAAGCTATTAATAGAAACACACACTTTAAATTATAACCCTATTACATTGACTGAAAATGTTAATAAAGAAACGGGCAATTTAATGGTTGAAGGAATTTTAGCTTCTGCTGAAGTAAAAAATGGTAATGGTAGATATTATTCTAAAGAATTATGGCAACGTGAAATGGATAAGTATAATGAACTTATTAAAGAAAGACGTTCAATGGGGGAATTAGACCACCCAGAATCTTCAGTTATAAACTTACAAAATGTATCTCATTTAATAACAGAATATTTTTGGGATAAAGACAATGTAGTAGGTAAAATAGAAATCTTACCTACCCCTTCAGGTAATATATTAAAAGAATTAATAAAAAATGGTGTCACTGTAGGTGTATCATCTAGAGGAATGGGTTCTTTAGAAGATAGAGGAGGTGTAATGGAAGTACAAGATGACTTTGAATTACTATGTTGGGATTTTGTCTCAACCCCTTCAAACCCAGGTTCTTTTATGCGTACTATAAATGAAGGAAAACAAACATTTACTTACGATTATACAAATATAAATAACATAATACGAGAAATTCTTTGTTCTAAAGGTTCTTGTCCTGTTTGTTAATTTTCTAAAATACTCATATACGTATAACCGTAATACGCTATCCCTTATATAGCGTGAATTAAAAATAAATCCCTATTACGGTTTCTAATAACCGTATTTCACAAATTTAAATTTTGCGATTATGTCAAACAACAGAGATTTGCTCAAAGAAGCAATTGCTGATGCTAAAGCAGTAAAAGAAACAGCTATAGCAAATGCTAAACTTGCTTTGGAAGAAGCATTTACTCCTCATTTGAAATCTATGTTATCTGCTAAATTAGAAGAAATGGAAGATTCTGAAGAAGATATTGACGAAGGATACGGTAAAACGTATGATGAAGACGATATTAAAAAAGAAGAAATGGACTCCATAAAATCTAAAAAAGATAATAAGATAAAAAAAGAGGAAGTAGATGTAACTGAAGAAGAAACAAAGGTTGAAGAAGAAATCAACCTTGACGAATTACTTGCAGAACTTGATAAAGAAGTTGAAGAATCAAAAGAAGTAACTGAAACTGAAGAAGTTAATGAATCAGAAGCAGTAACTGAAAAAGAATCTGAAGAAGAAGTATCTGAAGAAATGGACTCTAAAGAAGTTGAAGAATCTGAAGAAGTAGCCGAAGAAGAAATCGAAGGCGAAATGGAAGAAGAAGAAATTGATTTAGAAGATATGACTGAAGATGATCTTAAATCCTTTATCGAAGATGTAATTAAAGACATGGTAGAAGCTGGTGAATTGGAAGCTGGAGAAGAAATGGAAATGGATGATGAAGAATCAGAAATGGATATGGATATCGAAGTGGAAGATGAAGTAGAACCTATGATGGAAAAAGAAGAAAAATTAGAAGAAATGGACGAGGTAAGTTTTAATGAAAAAAACAACCCAACTCGTAACAAAGCTGTAGGTGAAAGAGACCCTAAAAAGGTAGGAAAATCAACTGCTGCTTACGCCATTAATGAAGAAGAAGTATCTGAAATATTAACCGAAGTTGAAGAACTTAAAAAAGAACTTCAGGAAGTTAATCTTTTAAATGCTAAACTACTTTACACTAATAAAATCTTTAAATCAAAGAACTTGTCGGAAGACAAAAAAGTTAAAGTGTTAAAAGCTTTTGATAAAGCTGCTACTGTAAAAGAAGCTAAAGTAATTTTTGAAACATTAAATGAAGGAATTTTATCTAGGATAACAAAACCATCAATTAATGAAGTAAAAGGTAGTGCTTCTAAAGCTATAGGAGTTGTTCCAAAGGCAAAACAGCCAATTGTTGAAAACGCTGCATTTGCGCGTATGCAAAAATTAGCTGGAATTATTAAAAACTAAAATTAATTTAAAAAAAACTTAAAAACATGAGTTTACAAACTTTATTAGAAAGTGCAAACCCATATCACTCAGTACAAAGCGATGCCGCTAGACTATCTGAAAAGTGGGAAAAAACAGGTTTGTTAGAAGGTTTAGGAGGTTCCCATAAAAATAATATGGGTATTATCCTTGAAAACCAAGCTAAACAACTTGTAGTAGAACAAAGTTCAACTGGTGGAGGCACGGCAGGTGGTTCCTTTTCTAGCCAAACGGCTGTGAATACAGGTGAACAATGGGCTGGTGTAGCTCTTCCGTTAGTACGTAAAGTATTCGGACAGATCGCAGCTCAAGAATTTGTATCAGTACAACCAATGAATTTACCTTCTGGCCTTGTATTTTATTTAGATTTCCAATATGGAACTAAAAAAGGAACAAGAGCAATTGGCGATTCATTATATGGTGCTGAAGGTGGAAATGCTCCATTCGGTAATACGGATTCAGGAGGACTTTATGGTGCTGGACGTTTCAGCTATTCTATTAACAATACTGCATCTGTAGAAAGTGCTACTTCAGCCTCTACTGTATTATCAGATGTTAATTATGATTCATCTGTTTCAGCTAGTGTTGCTGATGGTCAATTTATCACAATTAAAGTACCAGCTTCTGGCTTAGATAATGCCGATTTAGAAGGTGTAAGAGCATTCGTACTAGATTCAGGATCTGTAAATGACAATATTGCTGACGCTAGATTTACTAAATATGATGGTACTAACATTTCTTTTGTTGTAACAGGATCTAAATTTGGTCTTGGTGTAGGTAAAACAGCTGCATCATATGCAGGTTCAGTTCTTGCTGGATTAAATGTAACTTATCAATTACAACCAATTGATAGTTCAAGAGGTGATTTTGAAGATCAAAATAATACTTTGAATGACCAAAACACACCTATTAAAATTCCAGAAATTAACGTACAGATGAAATCATCTGCTATCGTTGCTAAAACTAGAAAATTGAAAGCAGTTTGGACACCTGAGTTCGCTCAAGATCTTAACGCTTATCATGCTCTAGATGCTGAAGCAGAATTAACTTCAATCTTAAGTGAGTACATTTCATTAGAAATTGACTTAGAAATCTTAGATATGTTGATTGATTCAGCTGCTGCTGGAACAGAAGTATGGTCAGCTGTTAATAACCAGTCTGTTGTAGACAACGGTTCTAACGGTGTTGTATCTGACTTAGGTTTCTACAATAGCCAAGGACAGTGGTTCCAAACATTAGGAACTAAAATCCAAAAACTAAGTAATATTATTCACCAGAAAACTCTTAGAGGTGGTGCTAATTTCTTAGTATGTTCTCCAACTATTGGTACAGTCCTAGAAAGCATTCCAGGATTTGCTGCTGATTCAGATGGCGATACTGCTAAATCAACTTACGCATTTGGTGTACAGAAAGTTGGTGCTTTAAATAGCAGACAAAAAGTTTATAAGAACCCATACATGACAGAAAATCAAATCCTATTAGGATTTAGAGGATCTCAGTTCTTAGAAGCTGGTGCTGTATTCGCTCCATATATTCCATTAATCATGACTCCATTAGTATATGATCCAGAAACATTTACTCCACGTAAAGGTCTCTTGACTAGATATGCTAAGAAGATGGTTAGACCAGAATTTTATGGATTGATTAAGTGTAAAGGATTAGATACTCTATAATTAGAGCTTAACTAATACTTAATAAATTAACCCGGCTTTATGCCGGGTTTTTTTATGTTTTTAATATGTATAATAAAATGCGTTATATTAAAACTATATTTATCTCATTATATAGCTATATTAAAATTTTAATGTATTTTAACGTATTTACAATGGTTTTATTCAATCAACGTGTAATCCCTAATTTCAAGAATTTATGGCAAGTAAACCCCATACGGACGATGTTTATCGTCCTAAGAGAATTCCTAAAAACCCAATTAAGTTCAAACTTCAACTTAATGATGAACAAAAAGACGCTAAAAAACACATCCTGGAAAATACAATTACCCTCTTGGGAGGGGGTGCAGGTAGTGGAAAAACATTACTTGCATGTAATGTTGCCCTAGATGGTCTATTACGAAGACAATATGATAAAATCATAATAACCAGACCTACTGTATCAAAAGAAGAAATAGGATTTTTACCTGGTGACTTAAGAGAAAAGATGGATCCCTGGGTTCAACCTATTTATCAAAATTTCTTTGCTTTATATGATAAAGTTAAAATTGAAAAATTAGTTAATGATGGTAAAATAGAAATTGTACCTGTATCATTTATGAGAGGTAGAACATTTATGGATTCAATGATTATAGTTGATGAAGCTCAAAATGTTACCCATGAACAAATGGAAATGATTACTTCCCGTATTGGTTTAAGAAGTAAAATGATGATATGTGGTGATGCCTATCAAACTGATTTAAAAAAGAAAGCAGATTCTGGTTTTAAATTCCTATACACAGCAGCTAGAAAAATTAAAAATTTAGAAGCAATTACATTAGTAACTAATCATAGAAATGAAATTGTTGAAGATTTATTAGATTATTATAATGAAGCTATTGATAAGGGAGCAAGTATTACTACTTCAGGTTCATATATTTATAATAGTAAGAACTAGTCTAATATTTATAAATAAAACATAATTATGGCGGATTTAAATATCTCGATCCAGGAATCTATTACATTACCAAATCGAAATAAAGTTAATACCTTTAATAATAAAATTATTACGGATGTTAACCAAATTACTCATAGAGTTGATACTATAGCCACAACATTTGAAGAAACTGGGATTGAAATTTTAAGATTTGTAGATTCAGAAGAAAAACAAACAGCAGGTTCCTTTGTTAGAGATGCAGTAAAATATATAAGAATTACAAATATAGATTCTACTAATTTTTGTACTCTTTATTTAATAAAAACTGATTTGGATAATGCATTATTTAAATTGGATCCTGGAAAATCTATGATGTTTGCTAATGCTAGTTTTGATAGTAATAATTCACAGGATTATGTACAAGTAGGGTATTTAGATGAACAGTATTTTTCATCATTTACTACTATAGATGTAATAAAAGCTAAAGCAGATACTGCTAATATACAATTAGATATTTTTGTAGGATCATCATAAAAAATAATTAATAAATAAAAAAATGGGATTAACATTTAGAAACATAAAAGGATCAGCTCTAACTAATAATGAAGTAGATGCTAACTTTAGACACTTTACGGGTTCACATGAAATAAGCGGATCTTTAACAGTTGAAAGCATTTCAGGTACTTTAGTAGCCCCAACTTCATCATTACCTTTTGATTTTACAGGTTCGGCTGCTACAGAAGGAACATTTAGATTTGCTGCATCAGGAAGTAATCACTTTATCTATGCCTATGTAGGAGGAGGATGGAGATCGGGATCATTATCTTAAGATAAAAATAATTTTTTTGAATATTTATAATAAAACAATAGGAATATGCCATATTTTAGCTTAGATTCATTTACAAAAGATACTTCCTCTTCAGGATTGAGTGAAGAAATATTTAATCAAATGACTTCTTCTGGTCATTATATATACACAGCATCAGATTCAGGACCTAATGAGGCAAGAAATTTTTACCATACAGGATCCGCAATTATATTTTTAGAAGAAGTATTTGATTCCCCAAAAATTCAATTATCTAATGATGGTACAGGTGGTGCTAATACAATGAATAATGATTTTACTTCATCTGTTAGCGAATATTATTTTACTAGTAAGTATCCATTTACTTTTGTTACACAGCAATTTGATAGTGAACAAATACTCACTACGGGATCATTTGATGAAATAGGATTTAAAAATGGATCAATACCATTCCAAACAACTTAAAAACATAAACAATGGGATTAACATTTAGAGATATAAAAGGTTCTTCATTAACAATAGAAGAAGCAGATGGCAATTTTAGATTTTTAACAGGATCACATGAAATAAGTGGTTCTTTAACTATATCTGGTAGTTTATTACCTAAGGCATCAGGCTCGGAATTAGGTAGTGCTGAAAAACCTTGGGATAGATTATATGTATCTTCTAGTTCCATAATTTTTGTAAGTGGATCTGAACAAGTATCATTAAGTTTAAATGATGAAGGACATGTTGTAGTACCCGGTGCACCATACCAATATGATATTCCAGAAGCCTCTATAAAACCAATTTCGGGTTCTAATATTGCTCATGGTGAATTTTCTACTATAGCAGGAGGGTGTAAAAATAGTATAACCTCATCTGTGCGATCTTCAATTCCAACTGGTAGTAGCTGTAGTTTTATAGGTGGTGGACGTTTTAATCATATTACAGGAAGTTGCATGGCTACTATAGGTGGAGGTACTTCTAATGTTATATCCCAACGCCAAGATTATTCTATTATTGGTTTTGGGGCTAGTAATCAAATACATAATAGTTGGAGAAGTTATATTGGTGATAATAGTCAGGAACCCACCCCTAATCATCAATACCCTTTAGTTATATCGGGTACAGAGACTGTATTTTCATCAGGTAGTACAGGGCTAAATTCTATATATGGTGCATTAAGTAATAAAATAACATCTAGTGTAGGTTCAACAATTATGGGATTTGGAAATACTCTTCGCAATTCTTATAATTCCTTTATAGAGGGATATTTTAATAAAATTCAAACCACCACTTTTACGGGATCTGCTATATTACAAGGTTGTACTAATTTCCCTAGCACATGGACACCAGGACATAGGTTTAATAATAGGGGAAATTGCATTAGAGGTTATAGTAATTGTATAGTACTATCGGAACAGAACAATGATAGTTTTGAACCTGGTTCAACAAATGCCTATAATAGAGTATTAGATAGTATACAATCTAAAATAAAAGGTACTGCAGGTGGTAATGTAATGATAGGTAATAGTTTTAATTCTTGTATTTCTTCTCTCAATACATACCCAGGTAGTGGTAGTAATGCAGATGGAAGCATGATTTTAAATTCTGTGCAAAGTAAAATTAGAACTCTATACCCAACAAATACCCAGGTATTTGATGTAACTAATACGTATTCAAACTCTACAAATGCTACAAATAAAAGTAATAGAATTAATTTTGGCGAAAATGTAAGGATGTGTGGTGGAATAGGCAATACTGTATTTAATAGTAGAGCTGATGTATATAGATCTGTTGGTTCAGATGTTTATGGAGGGACATTAAATAAGATATGTGATTCTCATTCAGCTAGGATAATAGGAGCAGAGTGGACCTGTATAAGAGGATATACTATAAATAACTTAAATAGTGGATTTCTCCATTGCTTAAATCACCCAAATGGTTACACTTTAGATTGTATAGGAGGTAGTGACAATGCAGTATTTGGAGGAACTATGAACTTGATTGAGGCCAGAAATGGATGGAGAAATACAATGGTAGGTACATATTGGAGTGATTTAGTTGGAGACCGACCTAGCCATGATTTAATGGTAGGAGGGATGTATAATTGTACTTCTGGTTCAAAGTTAAGTAATATAATAGGAGGATATTGTAATTTAAACGTAAGTGATAGATTTAGTGGTGGTACATGGGATCAGCAAAGCCATCAGACTATTATAGGAGGAAGTCATAATCAAAATTGTAGCAATAAATATGGTTCCATTTATAATAGTTTTTGTAGTCTTATTAGTGGTTCTAGTTGCTATAGTACAATTTTAGGGGGACAACATAATAGTATGTCTCACGATGATGCTTATATTATAGGATCATGCTTAACTTCAAGCTATGATTGTACAACTCACGTAAATAATATTTTTATAAGCGGTGGTTTAAGAGATTCAAGTGCAGACCTAGGTACATCTACTCAATTACTTTCATCAACAGGTGTAGGAATTAATTGGATAACTTTAAATACAGGTTCGTTCTATATTTCATCCTCTGTAGTATCAAATACAATTACATTCCATCAAGGCGATGGTACAACTGAAAGTGTAACAGTAGCAGGTGGAGGAAGCGGTTCTATCAACACAGGTTCTTTTATGACCACAGGTTCTGTTTCTGGTAATGTCTTAACTTTTACACAAGGTAATGGTAATACATTTAACCTTACAGTTGATACTGGATCAGCCGACAGTGGTAATTTACACCAACCATATACTAGTGGTTCTACTTCAGATAATATTATTCCAACCACTGGTTCATTTCAAAATACAGGAAACTTTACTACTATAGGAGGAGGTAATCAAAATACTGCTTCAATGGATTTAAGTTATATTGGAGGTGGTTGTTTAAATACTATTTTTAATACTGGTACAAATAGTTTTATTGGAGGTGGTAGAGAAAACAAATTAAATGGTGCCTCCTGTGCATTTATAGGAGGAGGATATGATAACTGTGTACAAGGAGCTTTTGCTGGGACATTAGTAGGCGGATATGACAACTGTGTATCAAGAAGTTATTCGTTTATAGGTGGTGGTAGAGGAAACCATGCTGGGGGTACAACTAGTGTAATTATAGGTGGGTGTAATAACCAAGTTTCTATTTCTGGTGAGTGTTCAGCTATAGTAAGTGGAAAAGATAATTGTTTAAATCACTGTTTTAGTTTCCTTGGAGGTGGATGTTTAAATTTAGTATCTTGTAACTGTGCTGCTATAGTAGGAGGTGTAGGTAATGAAGTTTGTTCTCCTTGTTCATTTGTAGGAGGTGGACGTGGTAACCAAATTCACGGTGGTGGAGGTGCATCAACCATAGGTGGTGGTAAGTGCAATTCTATATGTCATAATTCCGTAACCCTTACAACTAATACAATAGCAGGTGGAAATTGTGTACACATTACTGGATCTTTAAATGCTTCTATCGGAGGTGGTGGTGGAAATTGTATAATAGGAGGAAATGGACACTCTATAGCAGGAGGTAATTTTAATTGTATAACTGGTAGTGGAGCTATATTCATAGGAGGAGGGTGTAGAAATACAGGTAGTATATCATCTGATTCTTCTATTTTAGGTGGTTGTAATAACTTTATTAAGGGTTCAACACGATCAAGTATAGGTGGTGGTTTAGAAAATACAATAGATACTGCTACAGATAGAGTAGGTAATTCAATTTTAGGTGGACAAAGAAATGTAATCACAGGTTCCGGAGTAAGACATTCATCTATTTTAGGAGGTATTTGTAATAAACTAACTCATGGTTATAGTTTTATATTAGGTTGTGAAATAACCTCTAGTGCAGGAGAAACTACTTTTGTAAATAATTTCTTCTCTACAGGTTCTACAGGAACTAATAATAGTGTTATACTAGCAAACCTACCTACATCAGAACCATCAGCAGTAGGACAAGTTTGGATTTCAGGTAGTACTCCATCAGGTAATTCCGGATATTTAGTGATTAAAAAATAGTAATTAGGTTTTTTTTCATATTTATAATAAAAATAAGATATGGCAAACATACCTATTTGGCCTGGTAGTTCATCATTTGATATAGGAGAAACACCTTTTGGGTTCTATGATACAGATATTCAATTTAGAGAAGATGCAGATAAGGTAGCAATTTTTTGTGCCCGTAGATTAGGGTATCCAATAGTTGATGTAGAATTACAAGAAATTAGTTTTTATGCTGCCTTTGAAGAAGCAGTAACTACTTATGGAAATGAATTATATGCTTATAAAATTAGAGATAATCAACTATCTTTAGAAGGTGCTTCTACTAGTGCCGATTTAAATAATGCTATTATAACCCCTAATTTTGAATCTATTGTCCGATTAACGGAACAATACGGTGTTGAAGCGGGTACTGGAGGAAATGTACCATACTATACAGGGTCTATAGCGGTTACAGCAAGCAACCAGAACTACGATTTAAAACAGTGGGCTAGTGACAATGGAGTAGATGGAGATTATGGAATTGAAATTAAAAAAGTTTTTTACCAAGCCCCACCAGCAATAGTTAAATTTTATGATCCTTATGTAGGAACAGGAATGGGTCAAATGAATATGATGGAAAGTTTTGGATTTGGAGGAATGAGTCCAGCTATTAACTTTTTAATGATGCCACTTAATTATGATTTAGCTATAATCCAACAAATTGAAATGAGTGATACTATTCGTAGATCAAATTACAGTTTTGAAATTAAAAATAATAAATTAAAAATATTTCCTATCCCAGATAGATCAAATGGTAGTATATTTTTTGAATATATTAAAAGAGATGAAAGAATATCTAATAGTATACAACAAACTACAAGCAAGGTAACTAATGTATCTAATACTCCATACGAAAATCCTACTTACACCCAAATCAATTCAGTAGGACGTCAATGGATATTTGAATATACTTTAGCTTTAGCTAAAGAAATGTTGGGGTATGTAAGAGGAAAATATGGTACAATACCTATCCCTAATGCTGATGTAACATTAAATCAATCAGATTTATTAGCAGCGGCAACAACAGAAAAAATAGCATTACTAGAAAGACTAAGAACATACCTTGATGAAACATCTAGAAAATCTTTACTAGAAAGAAGAGCACAAGAAGCTGAATTTAAACAAGTGGAATTACAACAAGTTCCTTATACAATATATATAGGTTAATATGGCAATGTTTGGTGGAGAAAGAGATGTATCTCTAGTTAGGAACCTAAATAGAGAATTAATGGGTAATATAATTACCCAACAAGCTTCTTTTTATCAATTTAAACTAGAAGAAACTAAAGTTAATTTATACGGAGAAGCAGCAGGTGAAAAATTTTATAATGGACCTTTTATTTTTAATTGTTTGATTGATAGACAGGATCAACAATATCCTATATCATCCGAAGAAGTAAGCTTCCAACAGGGTATTAGCTTTTCATTTTTAAGAGACGATTTAAAAGGTGTTGGACCAGGTTACCCAGATGGGAATCCAAATGCAGAAGTAGTCCCAGGAGTTGGAGATATTATTTTGTATCAAGAAAGATACTATGGGGTAGAAAGTACAATATCTAACCAGTATTGGACAGGTAAAAATCCAAGTTATCCTAATAATGAAAATCCACTTAATCCTGGATTAGAAGAATTTGGTACTAATTTATCAATAATTTGTAATACTTATTATATACCTGCTGATAAAGTAGCTATATCACCTTATAAAGAAAGATTTTAATGGCACAATATAGAAAACCCATACCAAAAACTCAAAAAGAGATTAGTAAAAATCTTCAAAAACCCTTTGATGCTGTTAGGGGTAATCCTAATGATAAAATTAACCCTAATGAAAATGAAACAGGTATTAATTTTAATAGGTCTGAAAAATTAAGTTTTAAAGGAGATAATTCAAAACCTTTTTCTATAGGAATAAAGGATTTAGATGAAGCTGTGTTTTTTTATTTTAAGAATGTTATCCAACCCTTTGTATACCAAAATGGAATTAGAAGAAATGTACCTATAATTTATGGTGCCCCTGAAAGGTGGAAATCATTTCAAAAAGATGGATACTATAGAGATAAGAGTGGAGCAGTAATGTATCCTATTATAGTAATAAAAAGAGATACTATAGATAAAGATAGAACAGTATATAATAAATTAGATGCTAATAGTCCTAATTTATATGGGATTTTTCAAAAAGAATTTAATCCAAAGAATTTTTATTCTAATTTTTCTGTATTAAATAATAGAACACCAGTTAAACAATATCATACAGTAGTTGTACCTGATTATGTAACTTTATCTTATAGTTGCATTATTCAAACTTATTATATGGAACAACTTAATAAGATAATTGAATCTGTAGAATATGCTTCTGATTCTTATTGGGGTGACCCAGAAAGATTTAAATTTAGAGCATTTATAGATAGTTTTACTACGGCTACAGAACTAACAACAGGACAAGATAGATTAGTAACAGGAACTTTTAATATAAGATTAAGAGGATATATTATCCCTGACGTAATCCAAAAAGATTTATTATCAATGAAAAAATATAATTCTAAATCTAAAATTATTATTCAAATGGAAACAGTATCAAATTCAGATATATTTGATCCAGATGTAAGAAAACTTAAAGATGGTAGAACAAGAATAAAAAGAGAAGTAAAAGGTAATGTTTCCGATGTACAAGATATAAGTGCAGGAAGAGAATTAAAAAGTTAAAAAATGGCTAATGTAAGATTTGTAGACCAATTAAAAGTTGGAGCTTATTCTTCTACGGGGGGTAGTAGTGGGATAACTATTTCTAATAATGTTGATAATTTTGTATTAACTGCTACTGGAAATAATGAAATTATTAACGGTGAAGCACAATTACAATTTAATGGAATTAATTTAGCAGTAGGAGGAGCCGCTGGTACTTCTAGATTTGAGATAAGAGATACTACTAGTAGTGATTTGCTTTTAATAAAAAATGCTAATACTGATCAAGGTATAAAAGTAAATAGTGCAGGGGTTTTACAACTAATAGAATATGCTTCTAGACCCACAGCAGTAGCTGGGGGTATTATATACAACTCTGATTCATTTTGGATAGGAGTATCATCTTAATAATATGTATAATAAACAATAATTTAAAAAAATTTATATAAATGGCAACTTGGAAAAAACTCGCGATATCAGGATCTGGTGTATCGCAATTCGCAAATGATGCAGGATTCTTAACCTCCGGAACTTTATCAGTACCAAACGGTTTTTCTACTGGATCTTTTGGTGGTACAGACATATTAGCAAATGCTACAACTGGATCCTTTAACATTATTTCAGGTTCGGGAGCAGGTTTAAAAATTAGTGCTAATGCAGGAACAAGAACAGCAACTTTTACATTATCCGCAATTCCTAATACTTCATTAGCAAATGATTCTGTTAGTTTTGGTGGAGTATCATTAGATCTAGGAGCATCAGATTCTACACCAGCATTTAATTTATCAGATGCTACTGGATATCCATTTAGTTCTTTAGCAAGTATCCCTTCTGGACTAGTTTCAGGTTCAGCTCAAATTAATGGTACTAATATTCAAAATAATACTATTTCAGGTGTAGCTTTAGGTAGTAACTTAAATAATTTAACAGTTGATAATGTATCTCTACAATTAGACTCAGGCACAACATACAATGGTAGTGCTGCTAGAACTATTAGTATAAAAGATGGTGGTATCGACTCAGCTGCAATCTCTTCTTCATTAGGTATTGCAGGTACTAATCAATTTACAGGTTCATTTAGTGGTTCTTATACTGGTATTTTTACAGGTACAACTAACTTACCAGATTTAACAGATGGTAATGGTATTGCTGATTTTACTTATGATGGTTCTTCAACAGCCCAAGTAGCTGTTCAAGCTGACGGTGATACAATTGCTGTAGGTTCAGGAGGTATTAAAGTAGCAGATGGTAAGATTACACCAGTACAAATTTCTTCATCAATAGCGGGAAATGGTTTAACAGGAGGTGATAGTTCAGCTTTAGCAGTTGGTGCAGGTACTGGTATTGATGTTGCCGCAGATTCGATCTCGGTAGATGTATCTGATTTTTTAACTAATGGTGTTAATAACAGAGTTGTAACAGCAACAGGTGCTGATGCAATGAATGCTGAAGCTAATCTTACATTTGATGGTACTACTTTAACAGTAACGGGTAATGAAATTTTAACAGGAAACTTAATAGTACAAGGTACAGCTTCTTTCCAACATAATGAAGAATTAGCTATTAAAGATAGATTTATCCTAATGGCTTCTGGTTCAACTAGTGTAGGAGATGGTGGTATAGTAATACAACAAGCTGCAAATGCAGTAGGTGAATTATTTGCATTTGATTCCGGTACAACACGTTGGGGATTAAAATCAGCATTTGACGCAAGTGATACAGCATATACCCCAGAGGCATTTATTTCAGCTGTAGTAGAAGGTTCAACTGACGATCCAGATGATGCACCTGCTAGATATGATAAAAAAGGAAATATATTTGTTGCTAATAATTCAGATATTTATATTTATTCTTAAAAATTAAAAAAAATTGTTTTATAAAATATTAAAAAAGTTTATGTCATTTAAAGCAGGAAATTTAGAATTAGGGGGAAAGGCTCAAAAAAAAGAGTCTTCCTCTTCTGATTTTTTAACAACAAAAATAGAACTTTCAGAAAAAGAATTAGAATTTATCTTAGTTACTATAAAAAATGGTTTATTTAAAGGAGAATATGTAGAAATTCTTTATAATTTAACTTTGAAACTTCAAAAACATTTTGTAGATTTAAGAACTAAAAATATGAAATTATGATAATATTCTCTATAGATGATCTCTCCCTAAGAGAGATTAAAGCTTTACGTAAGTCTCTAGACTACATCCCTATTAGTGGTATTGATGCTTCTTTTATTGCTTTATTACAACATAAAGTTGCAAGTCAAATTCAAACCATAGAAAATCACATAAAACAGGAAGAATTTTCAAAACAAAATGCCTTAGAAAAAGCCATTCAAAGTGACCCCGAAACTATTAAAAAACAGAATCGAGGAAAGAAAAAATCTTAATATTTATCATTGTATTATAGGTCCGTAAAGGAAGTGGGCTAGAATATTTCTAGTAACCAACCGTAATAAAATAAAGATATGCCCAACTGGAAAAAACTTATTGTTAGTGGCTCGGACGCTAACTTAAATTCTCTTACCACAAATGGTAGTATTACAGCTAGTGGTAATATAGCATCAAAAAATGACATTACAGCTAATGGTAATATAAGCGGTAGTGTAGATACAAATTTTTTCGGAGATAAATTCCAGGCCCATGGAGATAATGCTAATTCCGGTTTTGGAATTGCATCACTAGGCAGTAAACCAACCCTATTTGAATCAAACGGTATATTAGAAATAGGATCTCCTCCAAATTCTGATCATATAGGTATATCCCTTAACAGACCAGTAACAGCATCTAGCCATATAAGCGCTTCGGGTACTATTTTTGCTGCAAAATTTATTAATGGTTCCCCATCAGGGACAGGTCCTTCTGTTACTATAAATGGGGCTAATGGAGAAATAACAGCTTCTGGTGATATCAGTTCAAGTGCTACAATATTTGCTAATAAAGCACAATTTGGTAGTTCTACAGTTTTTATAGATGGTCCAGCGGGACATATATCAGCTTCTGGGGATATAAGCGGTAGCGGTACTATAACATTTGGTTCTTTATCAGATGATACGATTACAATAACAGGCTTTGTAGATGAAGATAATATGTCTTCTAATAGTGCTACACTTATACCAACCCAACAATCAGTAAAAGCATACGCAGATAGTTTACCCGGCCCACAAGGTACTACAGGTCCAGCAGGACCTACAGGTCCTAACGGCCCAACAGGCCCGAACGGACCAACAGGTCCAACTGGATCTCAAGGTACTACAGGTCCTACAGGGCCTACAGGTCCAACTGGACCAACAGGACCTACAGGTTCTCAGGGTGGAACAGGAGCAACCGGAGGTCAAGGAACAACAGGAACAACAGGAAATACAGGTTCAACTGGATCACAAGGCCCGACAGGTAATACAGGTCCAACCGGGCCAACAGGTCCAACAGGACCTAATGGAGTACAAGGTACAACAGGAACAACAGGAAATACAGGCCCTACTGGACCAACAGGACCAACTGGTCCAACTGGTTCTCAAGGAGCAACAGGAGGTACAGGTCCAACAGGACCTAATGGAGTTCAAGGAACAACAGGGAGTACAGGTTCTACCGGACCAACAGGACCAACTGGTCCAACTGGTTCTCAAGGTACAACAGGTACTACTGGAAATACAGGATCGACAGGTTCTCAAGGACCTACAGGAGGAACTGGACCAACAGGACCTAACGGCCCAACAGGACCAACAGGACCAACTGGACCTAATGGAGTACAAGGAACAACAGGATCTACTGGACCAACAGGCCCAACCGGTCCAACTGGACCTAATGGAGTACAAGGATCAACTGGTACTACTGGATCACAAGGAACAACTGGTACAACAGGTAATACAGGATCGACAGGTTCTCAAGGACCTACAGGAGGAACCGGACCTACAGGTCCAACTGGCCCTACTGGTAGTCAAGGAGCTGTAGGTACAACAGGAAGCACAGGCCCAACAGGACCTAACGGACCAACAGGACCTACTGGATCTCAAGGGACCACAGGAACTACTGGTAATACAGGCCCTAACGGAGTACAGGGTGCTACCGGTACAACAGGTAGTACTGGCCCAACAGGTCCTACTGGATCACAAGGATCTACCGGTTCTACAGGCCCTACTGGACCAACAGGACCAACTGGACCTAACGGAGTACAGGGTACAACAGGAACAACAGGAAGCACAGGTCCAACAGGACCTAACGGACCAACAGGACCTACTGGATCACAAGGATCAACCGGTTCAACCGGTTCAACTGGACCGACAGGTCCAACAGGACCTAATGGAGTACAAGGAGCAACAGGAGGTACAGGTCCAACAGGACCGAACGGACCAACAGGCCCTAATGGAGTACAAGGTACAACAGGGACTACTGGACCAACTGGACCTACAGGAGGAACCGGACCAACAGGACCTACAGGATCACAAGGTACAACAGGAACTACTGGAAATACAGGACCAACTGGACCAACCGGACCTACAGGAAGTCAAGGATCGACAGGCGGTACCGGACCTACTGGACCAACAGGACCTAATGGACCTAATGGCCCAACTGGACCAACCGGACCTACAGGACCAGACGGTAATTTTGGAGGAGCAACATTCGCATATAGTTTCAACAGTTCCACAACTGGTGACCCAGGTCAAGCAAACTTTGGATTAAATAACTCTGGTAACCAAAGCGCATCTACAACTATAAGAATTGATGATCAAGACGACGATGGTAATGACATTCAGTCTTTCATGAGAACTATTGATGATTCTTCTTCTACAATAAAAGGTCATGTTAAAATATCTAATAAATTAGATGCAGGACAATTTATAATCTTTACAATATCCAGCTTAGCTGAAACAGATACCTTTTTTACTATTTCAGTATCGGGTATAGATTCTAGTGAAAATAACCCATTTTCTAGTAATGAAGAAGTTATTATAACTTTTGCTAGAACAGGAGATAAAGGAGATACAGGTAATACAGGACCAACCGGTCCAACAGGATCTCAAGGTACAACAGGATCAACTGGATCAACAGGACCAACTGGTCCGACTGGACCAACAGGTAGTCAAGGTACTACTGGTACAACAGGAAATACAGGAAATACCGGACCAACTGGACCTACTGGTCCAAACGGAGTTCAAGGAACAACTGGATCAACAGGAAGTACAGGACCTAACGGACCAACTGGCCCAACCGGATCTCAAGGATCGACAGGCGGTACCGGACCAACAGGACCTAACGGACCAACAGGCCCTACAGGTAGTCAAGGAGCAACAGGGGGTACAGGCCCAACAGGACCAACTGGTAGTCAAGGTACTACAGGTACAACAGGAAATACAGGACCAACAGGACCGACAGGACCAACAGGACCTAACGGACCAACAGGCTCTACAGGTAGTCAAGGAGCAACAGGTGGTACAGGCCCGACAGGACCGACAGGGAGTCAAGGAGCAACAGGAGGAACTGGACCAACTGGTCCTAATGGTCCAACCGGACCAACAGGTTCCCAAGGTACAACTGGTACAACAGGTAATACTGGACCAACTGGTTCTCAAGGACCTAATGGACCTACTGGACCTACTGGACCAACTGGTCCAACAGGACCTAATGGACCTACTGGCCCTACTGGATCTCAAGGAGCAACAGGAGGTACAGGTCCAACAGGACCTAATGGAGTTCAAGGAACAACAGGATCAACAGGGTCTACAGGACCAACTGGCCCTACTGGACCTACTGGTCCAAACGGAGTTCAGGGAACTACAGGTACAACAGGAAATACAGGACCAACAGGACCAGGAGGACCAACAGGACCAACTGGTTCACAGGGTACAACTGGAACAACCGGACCTACAGGTCCAACAGGACCAGGAGGACCAACAGGACCTAACGGACCAACCGGATCACAAGGAGCTACCGGTACAACAGGAAATACAGGTTCAACTGGATCTCAAGGAGCAACAGGCGGTACAGGACCAACAGGACCAACAGGACCTAATGGACCAACAGGACCAAACGGAGTTCAAGGTACTACTGGTGGAACTGGTGGAACTGGCCCTACAGGACCAACTGGTCCTACAGGAGGAACCGGACCAACAGGACCAGGAGGACCAACTGGATCTCAAGGGACCACAGGAACTACTGGTAATACAGGAGGAACCGGTCCAACAGGACCAACAGGCTCACAAGGTACAACTGGAACAACCGGACCTACAGGTCCAACAGGACCAGGAGGACCAACAGGACCAACAGGTTCTCAAGGAGCAACTGGAGGAACCGGACCAACTGGTGGAACAGGTCCAACTGGACCTACAGGCCCAACAGGACCTAATGGACCTAATGGACCAACTGGCCCTACAGGTTCTCAAGGAACAACAGGAACAACTGGCCCTACAGGACCTAATGGACCTAATGGACCACAAGGGAGTACTGGTGGAACTGGTGGAACTGGCCCTACAGGAGGAACAGGACCAACTGGACCAACTGGTCCTACTGGCCCTACAGGACCAAATGCAGGTATTACAAGCTATACAAATACTGGTAATAACAGGGTAATAACATCAGTAGATAGTTCAACTATCAATGGTGAAGCTAATTTAACATTTGATGGCACAACTTTAACAGTAGATTCTAAATTAACTGTAGGAGCTTCCCATACAAACTCAGGTACTTTATCATCAATAGCAGGTGGAACAACTAATACTGTCGCTGGTGCCTGCTCAATTATTGGAGGTGGTAGAGAAAACTCAGTTTCTTCTGGAAATGTATTAGGAACCATAGGAGGAGGTTATCTAAATTGTCTAAATGTTGCATCTTATGGATTTATAGGAGGCGGTAGATCAAATTGTATTTCCGGAATTTTTGCTACTTGTTCAGGAATTGCATCAGGTTATACAAATTATATTGGCTCACATTATGGATTTATAGGAGGCGGATACACAAATGAAATCTGCGGTAATTATGGTACTATAGGCGGTGGGTGTGCAAATGAAATATGTAATGGTGAGCTTTATAACGCAATTGGAGGTGGTGTAAGTAATGTAATAGACGCTGACTGCTCAGCTATTTTAGGAGGGACTTCAAATACAATAACCCATGATAAGTCTAATATAATAGGTAGTAATATTAATTCTCAAGCTAGCTGTGTTACTCACGTTAATAGCCTTACTTTCTACATGGCTAATGGAGGTACACTTGCTTTAGGAACTGCAGAAGCTGCTGGTGAAATACTTTATTACGGAACCGGTACTGTGACAGCAGGAAAAGTTTACGAATTAGAACAACTTGCAGGTAATAGCCAGACTTGGGACGAAGCACATGCAGATACTACTGCTGATTCAACAGGTATGTTAGCATTAGCTCTAGGTAGCGGTACAGCAAATGCAGTAGGGATGCTAGTAAGAGGTGTTGCTAGATTTACTTCTACGTTTGCTATAACCGGAGTAAATGCCGGTAATCCTTTATATTTAAGTGCAGCTACTGAAGGCGAAATAACAGGTACAGCCCCAGCATCTTCAGGAAACGTAGTGAGAATAATAGGCCACGTATTAGATAAAGAAGATGAAGTAATATACTTTAACCCAGATGGTGCATGGGTAGAAATAACTTAATAATAAATAATATGTTATATACATCACAAAGTCTTACTTTTACATCTGATAAGATATATTACACAGGTTCTACCTCAGTTGAAACTGAAGTAATGATGGATTGGGAAGATTCTCTAATGTCTGCATCTGCAGCATATGCTACTAAAAATGGCGGTGATATTTTAGAAATAGGATTTGGTATGGGAATATCAGCAGGATATATACAGTCTCATTCTATTAATTCTCATACTATAATAGAAAATCATCCGGATATTATTCCAAAAGCACAGTCATGGGCTTCTGGTAAGAGTAACGTTAGTATAGTTACCGGTAGTTGGTATGATAATTTAAGTAAATTATCTACTTACGATGGAGTATTTTACGATACATTTGGAGATAAAGATTTAGCCCACTTTTCTTCCTCTTTAGCGAGTCTAACTAAATCAGGAGGAGTTGCTACATGGTGGAACGGGATGTCGGGTTCCAGAAACTTTTTTGAAATACCTGATGTAGTATATGAAGTTATACCAGTCGACCCTCCTGCAAATTCTTATTTTAATTATAAACATTACAGTTTACCTAAAAAACAGTTTTAAATTATGCCACAAGTAGAAGCTTTTAGAACCGCATTAGGTCAACTTACAAAAACCGCAACAACAAGCGACTGGGAAAACGATGTCCAAGATGCTTCTACTGCTACTTTTGTATCTAATGTTAACCTAACAGGTACAGGAACATCAGCTAAATCTACTGCAATCGCTGCACAATATGGACCTGGTAGAAGTGGGAATTCAGGAACAGCCACTAGAACATTTGCACAATTTTCGATACCATCTGAAGCTCAAGGTAATATTACTGCTATAACTTTACGACTTCTCCCCTATAGCCTTTCTACTGGAAATGCAATAGTAGCAAAATCAAATGCAGCACCCCTTAATGGTACCACATACCAGGCTAGTGATTTTAATGATTACACTACTACTGCATATTCAGCAGTTCAACATGCTACCTCAGAATCAACCATTCCAGCGTGGCCTACTACTACAAGTACTACAACCACCTTTGATATAGATTTAAATTCTACTGCAGTCAGTGATGCTAATTCAAACAATATTCTTAAAATTGTGTTTATGAATTATGATTATGATTTTGAAGCAGAATCACCTGCTCTTAATACTTCTGCTTATAATGGAATAAGGTTTATAAATGGGACAAGTGATTCATACGGCAAAAGAATGAGAATAGTTATAGACTATTTTGATGGTTATGGTAATAACGTATTAGGTGTAGCATCTACTAATATATCTAAAATTACAGGTGTAGCAACAGCTAATATAAAACAAGTATCAGGAGCATAATAGAAAAATAAAAATAATTTGGAAACTTTAAATAGTTTTCATATATTAGACATATAAATTAATCGATTGAATTTTTAAAATACATACACATGCACAATAGTTACAACTTTGACCAAAAAGAAACAGACGCTCAAAATTACTACTTTTACGAGAAAGGATTTGATAAAAAAGAATTAGCAAAAATTGCTAAAGGAATTAAATCATTAGAAGAATCTAAAGCTACTACTGTAGGAGGTGGTAAAGATGATATTCGTTCTTCAAAAGTAAGATGGATTCCACAAAATATAGAATGGCACTGGTTATACGAAAAACTATCTAATTTAGTTGTAGAAGCTAATGATGTACTGTGGGATTTTGATCTTCATTCAATCCCTGAATTAATTCAATATACAGAATACGATGCTAAAGATAAAGGACATTATACTTGGCACCAAGACATAGGACCAGGTATACTTTCTAAACGTAAGGTATCTATTACTGTTCAACTTTCTGATACAGATGAATATGAAGGCGGTAATTTAGACTTATGGACTGGAGGCTCAGAAGAAAATGCTACTACTGCTTATAAAGGAGCAGGATCAGTATTTATTTTTCCTTCTTATATGATGCATAGAGTTACACCTGTTACTAAAGGAATTAGAAAATCTTTTGTACTTTGGGTAGGAGGTTCTCATTACAGATAATATGATTAGGAATCTTTCTAAGTTATGTATTGATAATGGAGGTAAGTTATCTCCTTCAATTATACCTGGGGATTTAATTGACGGTACAGGTTTATGTAATTCTTCTATTTTTATAGACACCAACGGAGATATACTTTTAAATCTTAGACACGTACATTATACTCTATACCATAGTGAATTCCAACAAAAATACTATAGTGGTTGGGGGTGTTTAGCTTACTTAAATCCTGAAGATGATATTAGTCTTAAAACAGGTAACTATATATGTAAAATTGACCCTGATACACTCTTTATAGAAGATTTTATTAAAGTAGATACTTCGGAACACGATATTAAACCTATTTGGGAATTCATAGGTTTAGAAGATTCTAGGGTAGTAAGGTGGGATAATAAACTTTACGTATCTGGGGTTAGAAGGGATGTTAAAGATGATGGTGAAGGTAGAATGGAATTATGCGAACTTTCTTATAACTCAGAAGAATGTAGAGAAGTTTCTAGATTAAGAATTGAAGTTGATCCTCATACACACCTTGAAAAAAATTGGATGCCCATTTTAGATATGCCTTACCATTATATAAGATGGTCAAATCCTTTAGAGATTATAAAAGTAGATCCTACCAATATTACAAAACAAACAGTAGCTGAAGGTAAACTAGATACTATATCTAGCCAAACAGTAATTAATAGGAGCTATACAATCCCAAATATAAGAAATATTAGAGGAGGTTCACAGGTTATTAATTACGGAGATTATAAATTAGCAATTATACACGAATGTGATTATTGGATTAATGAGGGTGATACAAAAGATGCTAAATATTACCATAGATTTTTATTCTGGGATAAAAATTGGAATTTAGTAAAAATAACAGAACCTTTTAAGTTTATGGATACTCAAATTGAGTTTTGTTGTGGTTTAGCAAAAAAAGAAAATGACCTTTTAATTTCATTTGGATATCAAGACAATGCAGCTTATATTCTTAAAATGCCAAATAAAGTTTTAGATTTACTTACTTATGTAGATTTAGATAAAGATACTAAATTTGATTGCAAGTATAAAGAGTTTAGTTGGGAATTTAATGAACCTTATTTGTCTAAAATTATTAATCAAGAAATTTTTATAGACAATATCTATCAAAAATATAATGAAGTAGAAGAAGGAGATGTAGTAGTAGACATAGGAGCTAACGTTGGAGCTTTTTCTTACCTTGCTTTAAAGAAAAATATTAAACATCTGTACAGCATCGAACCTTCAAGATTACTCCTCCCAACTTTAACTAAAAATATTGGGGAGAGTAATAAAGTAGACATAGTAAATTATAGAATAGGAAATTATAAAGAAGATAAAGTAGTATTACAGAAAGACGATGATATAAACATATATGATAATGCTAGTTCAACTTTTGATACGATTACATTTACAAACTTTATAGAAAAATATAAAATTAAAAAAATAGATTTTTTAAAATGTGACTGTGAAGGAGGAGAATACTCAGTTTTTACAGAAGATAATTTTGATTGGATTTATAATAACGTTAAGAAAATAGCAGGTGAATTTCATTTATGGGGAATCCCAGATGCTCTAGATAATTTTTATAAATTTAAAGATAAGTACCTTATTGATGGAGCAACCTATATTATAGAAGATAGACAAGGAAATAACGTTACTTCTAAAATGTCAGATAATCAATGGTTAAAAGATTTTAGTTGGAATAATCAAGGAGGAGCTCAACTAAACGTTTATATAGAATATGGTAGAAAATAATATTATACCTTTATTAAATAAGTATCTAGAAGATACTACTAAACCGGATAATAACTACTGGCTAGCATACGAATATGAGAAAGCAGGCCAAAATGCAGCAGCATTATCTTTTTATTTAAGATGTGCTGAATTATCTAAGGATAGAGATTTAGTTTATGAATGTCTTATTAAGACATGGTTAATGATGCATAAAACTAAAAAAAGACCTTGGTTTGAAAAACAGCAATTATTAACAGCAATAACTCAACACCCAAAACGTCCTGAAGCTTACTACCTCTTAAGTACTTTACACGAATCTGAAAAAGAGTGGAAAGAGTGTTACTACTACGCTAGTACAGGTTTAGAATTATGTAATTTTAATTTACCTAAATTAAGGACTGACATAACATATCCTGGTGACTTTGCATTACCAATGCAAAAGGCTTTTAGTAGTTGGTATGTAGGACAGAGAGAACAATGTAAAGAACTTTGGTTACAACTTTATAATAGATCAGATATATACGGTAGATATAAAGAACTTGCCAAAGAAAATATAGATCATTTTGGTTTAGAAATAAACAATCATGATGGTAAAAAATTAGATATAATACTACAGGGTAAATACTCAGATTATGTTTTGGAAACAGCAAAGCATTATTTAGAATTAAACTTTATAAATAAAGTTATTATATCTTGTTGGGTAGATGATAATACCCCAGTAAATAATAATCCACGTATCTCTTATATTCAGAATCATTACCCAAAGGTAAATGGTACTGGAAATAGAAATTTACAAATCGTCTCTTCTTATAATGGATTAAAATATTCTACTACTGAATTTGCTATTAAGATGCGTAATGATCAAAGATATGATCACCAAAGCATGATTAATATGTACAACTTCTTTTTAAAGAATAACCAAAAAGTATTAAATTTTGAAAACGATGAATCTCGTCCTAAGAATAGAATATTAACAGCAGGTAATTTTTATGCATTTCCGTTCCACCCTAGAGATCATATATTTTGGGGTAATAGAGAAGATTTATTAGACTTATTTGATACTCCTTTAGAAGATCTAGGAATAGAAGATAAAGTAAATATGAAAAGAGAGGATTACTGGAAATATTACGATTGTTATATTAGAACTGAATCTTATATAGGAAGTCACTATTGCTCTAACTTTGATGAACGAATTAAAAAATGGCTACTAAAACCAGATGAATATCTCTACGATAACTCAACTAACTATAGTGAAGCATTAGAATTAAGTGAGTCTATAACTAAGAAAATTTTTAAATCTTTTCCTAAAGAAGGTATAGAGTTGGAGTGGAATAAGTATGGATGGAAAAAGTATCCCTACGATGATCAATATAACATACATCAAGAAAGGTGGGATGAAGACGGATATTAATATAGGACTTTCCGGATCAGAATTAAAGTTAATATCCGGTAAAGTTATTAGAAAATATTGCCCAACTGGCAGCTTTACTGAAAGATTTAAGATTCAGATCGATAAGCAAATTAAATTTGGTAGTATAAATAAAGATAATGTTCTTTTTACTCCCTCAGTACTAGGTTACAATAATCAATACTTCGATATGCAATATATCCCAGGGGAAAGTTATAAAGAGTTTTTTAGTAAGTGTAGTAAAGAAGATTTAGATTCAATATTTTACTCTCTATCTTTATATATGAAAAACTTACTTAGTACTTCACAATTTTGGGACCCAACCGAAGTTAAAAATAAAATACTAAATAAAACCCAAAGCTTAAAAACTAATTCTAAATATAAAAATTATTTAGTTTTTTTAGAAAATATTTGCAATAAAACTACTTTTAATAACATACCTAAAAGCTCATGTCATGGTGACTTTTCTGTTGCTAATATGATCTTTTTTAAAGGTAGGGTATGTTGTATAGATTTTTTAGATTCTTACATAGACACTATTATAGTAGACTTAGTAAAGCTGCAACAAGACTTAAAACACGGTTGGGTATTAGATATTAATGAAAGTAACCTGAGAATAAGGCAGAGTTTTAAATACCTATGGGATAAGATATACTCCCAGTTTAATAATTACTATGATTTGGAATTTACAAAAATTATTACTATATTAAATTGGTTAAGAATAGAACCTTATTTGAAAACAAAAAAACAAAAATTAATTTTAGATAAATTTATAACTAATTCAAATTATTATGAAGAGTTTAATAATTCCTATAGCAGGTAAATCTTCTAGATTTCCTAATACCAGACCTAAATGGATGTTGACTCATCCTAAAAGTGGACTGTTTATGGGGATAGAGAGCATACGGGGCATTAATCTAGAATTTTTTGATAAAATTTACTTTGTTGCTTTAAAAAAGCACCAAGATGAGTATAGTTTTGAAAAAGGATTTAAACAAGAGTTAAATGATTTAAATTTACTAAATAAAACTGAATTAATATACCTAGATAAAGAAACATCGTCTCAATCAGAAACTGTTTATAAAGCAATAATAGAGAATGATATACATGGATTTATTACTGTTAAAGATTCTGATAATTACTTTAAGTGTGAGTTTATAGATACTGTTAATAAAGTAAGTTACTATAATCTACATAAAACTAATAATATAAATCCAAGTAATAAAAGCTACATTAAATTAGATGAAAATAATATTATTACTAACATAGTTGAAAAGTCTATCATTAGCCCTACTTTTTCAATTGGAGGCTATTCTTTTAATTCTTCTAAAGATTTTATAGATAGCTTTGAAGAAATTAAGGATTTAGAAGGTGAATGTTATGTAAGTAATATTATTTATAATATGATGTTAAACGATAAGGTATTCTATGGTCAACCTTGTTCAGAATATAAAGATTGGGGTACTGTAGAAGATTGGAATAGGTATAAATCTACATACAATACTTTATTTGTAGATATAGACGGTACGTTAATAGAAAATACTTCATACAAATTTCCACCATATATAGGAAATGGAAAACCTTTAGTTAATAATATAAAATGGCTTAGAGAGATGTATAATAAAGACACTACTCAAATAGTATTAACCACTAGCCGACCGGAAGAGTACGAACAAGAAACTATAGTAGAGTTATTTAAAAAAGAAATACCTTACGATAAATTAATTATGGGATTAAATCATTCAAAAAGAACTATAATTAACGACTTTGCTAATTCTAACCCTTTTCCATCATGTAAAGCAATTAATATAAAAAGAAACTCAGATAATATAAATGAATTTAAATTTTAAAATAATTTGGATATTTAAATTAATTTTTATATATTAGTTCTTTATTATTGGTTAAGTTCTATATATTTATAATAAAATAACACAATACAATACACTATGAATTATACTTGGAGAATTACTAACATGCAACATAACACCTCAAATGGGGTAGTATATGATATTGATTATGGATGCTTTACACACTATTCAGGTAGTGAAGGAGAATTTAGTTCAAGAAAATTAGATGAAATGTCTATAACAGGAGACCCATCAGATAAGGATTTTGTTCCCTATGCTGACTTAACAGAAGAAATTGTTATGGGGTGGGTTCAAACTGATTTAGGATCTAGTAAAGTTACTGAAATACAAGAAGAATTATCTTCATCAATTGCTTCTAACATAATAGCAGTTAGTAATGTAACATCTTCTTACGGTATGCCTTGGGACAACTAAATCTTTTAATTAAATAGTTATGAATATTATATTTCAAATAGACGGGGGTCTAGGAAAATCTATTATGGCTACTGCAATGGTAAAAGTCATAAAAAAACGTTACAAAAATGCAAACTTATTTATTGTAACGGCTTACCCAGATGTATTTTTAAATAATCCCCTTATTACAAAAGTTTATAGAACAGACCAAATTAATGGTATGTATCCTAAATATATTAAAAACCAAGAATGTAAAGTTTTTATAGAGGATCCTTATCGTAATAGTGATTTTATCCTAGAAAAACATCAATTACTTAGAGTATGGTGTAAAATTTATGGATTAAGCTATGGGGGAGAACAACCAGAAATTTATTTAACACAACCCGAGATAGATTATTTTACCCCATTTTACCAAGTAGATAAGCCTATCTTAGCCCTACAAACTAATGGAGGCCCAGCAGAACAAGGATTTCAATATTCATGGACAAGAGATTTACCTGAACCTACAATATTAGAATTAATCAATTATTATAAAAATGATTATACAATAGTACATATAAAAAGACAGGATCAGAAAATTTATCCCGACACTATGCAAGCACTAGATGGTTTTAGAAGTATAGCTATTTTATTAAAACTATCTACTAAACGTTTATTAATAGATTCTTTTGCTCAACATTTATCAGCATCAGTAAATAAAAAATCTACAGTTTGTTGGGTTACAACTAAACCTGAAATATTTGGTTATAAAATGCATGATAATATTTTAGCGAATCCTTTTACAAAAACACCCCAAGATCAACAAGCAATATACCAACCATTTGGCCTAGCGCAAGATGTTTCGTCTATTGCCTATAATGATCTAGGAGAAATATTTAATATAAATAAAATCATAGAATCAGTAAACAAACAATAATTTTTAAAGTAAAAATATATATTTATAAACATCAAACAATAAAAACATGAGTGAAGTCATTAAGTTATCAGAAGAAACATTAAGTCAATTAAAAAGTTATCAAAAATCAAGCAATGAACTAGTTTTTGTCCTAGGTCAAGTTGATTTTCAAAAAGCTATAGTAGAAGGACAAAGAAGTGAAGTTCTTACCCAATTAGCGGATTTGCAGGAGGAACAAGATAAAATAGGCAAAAAATTACAAAAAGAATATGGTGAAGGTAATATTAACCTAGAAACAGGAGAATTTACTAAATCAAAATAGTTTTTTACTAAGGGTTGTCATATTTATAACAAAATAAATTTTTAAAATAAAACATAAAGATGGCAGAGACTATATTATCTCCAGGTGTATTAGCAAGAGAAAATGACCAATCGTTTATAACGGGTCAACCTCAACAAAGAGGAGCAGCTATTGTAGGGCCTACAGTAAAAGGACCAGTAGAAGTACCAACAATAGTTAGTTCATACAGTGACTATTTATCTATTTTTGGTGGAGGATTAGAAAGTGGATCAAGAATTTATTCTTACCTAACTTCTATTTCAGCAAATAATTATTTTCAAAACGGAGGAACTACTTTAACCGTAACTCGTGTTACTAGTGGTTCTTTTAGTGAAGCAACTGCTTCAAGTGCTCAAAGTATAGGAGGTGATCCTTTTGCAGCTGCTGCAGTACTTACTTCTTTTGGGTCGGGTATTGAGAGTGGTAGTAACGCAACTCATGCTAATGTTCCACTTACATCTTCAGATGGTGTCGGAACGGGTGCTACAGCAACAGTAGTATTATCTGGTAATCCAGGTGGTACAATTAGTTCTATTACTGTAGGCAATAACCCAGGTTCAGGATATGCTCCGGGAGATGTTTATACAATATTTTCAGGTTCAATGGGTGCAACTTCAGGTTCTGATTTAACTATTACTTTACCAAGTGATCCTAATAATGCTATTTTTAATGTCACTAGTTCATTTGAAATTGAAACTATTTCTGAAGGTGGTATAATGAATAATTTTGTTGCTGGAGAAATAGGAAGCGGTGCTTTAAGATCCGGTTCTAAAGATAATGTAAGATGGGAAGTATCTAGTGTAAATACTAGTTCAGGCCAATTTAGTTTACTAGTACGTAGAGGTGATGATAAAAATAATGAAAAAGTAGTACTAGAATCGTATAATAACTTATCTTTAGACCCATTCTCATCTAATTATTTACCAAAAGTTATTGGTGATGTTAATTATAATTTAGTTCAAGATGGTACTGACTATTTTATACAATCAACGGGTTCATTCCCTAATATTTCAAAATATATAAGAGTAAAATCAGTAAATAAAAGAACTCCTAAATATTTTGATAATGCGGGCAATCCAAAAAATGAATTTACAGGATCTTTTCCATTAGTACAATCAGGTTCATTTGATGGAGCTGTTGGTTCTAATATACCAGTAGGTAGAGCTGCTAATTATTATAAAGATATTAATTCTACGGATACTCAAGGATTAATAGGCTCAGATTATAACGATGCAATCTCATTATTATCTAATGTAGATGAATATAAATATAATTTAATAACAGTACCAGGTTTACTACAATCACAACATTCTGCTCAAATTACTAATGTAGTTCAAAATGCCCTTAGTAGAGGAGACAATATGGCTATAATTGATTTAGTAGATTATAATACTCAAATTAATGGAGTAATTTCAAGAGTAGCATCATTTGATAATAGTTATGCTGCAACATATTGGCCTTGGTTACAAGTAATTGAAACGGAAGGTAATGAATTAGTTTTTGTTCCCGCTTCAACAATGGTTCCTGGAGTGTATGCATTTACAGATGCTTCAAGTGACCCATGGTTCGCACCCGCAGGTATTACTAGAGGTGGAATGGGACAAGTTGTTAGAGCTGAAAGAAGATTAACAACATCAAACCGTGATGCTTTATATGAAGCTAATATTAATCCTATTGCTACATTCCCAGGAAGAGGAGTTGTAATATTTGGTCAGAAAACGTTACAGAAAAGAGCTAGTGCATTAGATAGAATAAATGTTAGAAGATTATTAATTTCTCTTAAATCATTTATTTCACAAATTGCTGATAATTTAGTATTTGAACAAAACAGTTTAGCTACTAGAAACAATTTCTTAACACAAGTTAATCCGTATTTAGAAAGTGTTCAACAAAGACAAGGATTATTTGCTTTTAGAGTAGTAATGGATGAAACTAATAATACACCAGATGTAGTAGATAGAAATGAGTTAGTAGGACAAATATTCTTACAACCAACTAGAACTGCTGAATTTATAATATTAGATTTCAATGTATTACCAACTGGAGCTACTTTTCCATCATAAAAACTAAAAAGATAAATATTTATAATAGATAAAAACATAAATAAAAATGGCAATTATATCCCCAAACGAAATATTTTTTACACCTTTTGAACCAAAACAAAAGAATAGATTCTTAATGCTGATAGATGGTTTCCCAGCATTCATGGTAAAAGGTGTAGGAGCAGTAACATTAACCCAAGGAGTAGTACCTTTAAATCATATTAACGTACAACGTTATGTAAAAGGTAAATCTGTTTGGGGACAAATACAATTTACATTATTTGATCCTGTTACCCCTTCAGGTGCCCAAGCCATAATGGAATGGGTACGTTTACACCACGAATCAGTAACTGGTAGAGATGGTTATAGTGATTTCTATAAAAAAGATTTAACTATGAACGTACTAGGACCTGTTGGTGATGTAGTTTCGGAATGGATTATTAAGGGAGCTTTAATTACTGAAGCTAACTTTGGAGATTTTAATTGGGATACTGAAAATAGTGCCCAAGAATTATTATTGACAGTTCAACCAGATTATTGTGTATTGAACTTCTAAAAACTTTACCCCTTATACCTCAGAAAATTGCTTGGCTTTGCCAAGCTTTTTTTTTACATTAATATGTATCAACGATAAAAACGTTTTAATTAAATAAAGATTATGGCCGAATTTAAATTCCCAACAGAAGTAATAGAATTACCCTCTAAAGGATTAATATATCCTGAAGATAATCCTTTATCTAAAGGTGAAGTAGAAATAAAATATATGACCGCTAAGGAAGAAGATATTTTAACTAATCAAAATTATATTGCAAAAGGTACTGTTTTAGATAAATTACTAGAATCTATGGTAGTATCTAAAATAAAAATTAAAGATCTAATAGTAGGAGATAAAAATGCTCTACTAGTAGCTGCCCGTGTTTTAGGATATGGTAAAAACTATAGTTTCAATTATAAAGGAAAACAACAAAATATTGATTTATCAAAAATAGATAATAAAATTTTTGATGAATCCCTATATAAAAAGGGAATAAATGAATTTTCTTTTACCTTGCCTAATAGTGAAAATAATATTACTTATAAAATATTAGATGGTCATGATGAAGATAAAGTTTCTAATGAAATTGAAGGCTTAAAAAAGATTAATCCTGATGTTTCCCCCGAATTATCAACCCGCTTAAAATATATGATTCAATCCGTTGATGGAGAAACAGAAAGAAAATCTATAAGAGATTTTGTAGATAATTATTTTTTAGCTATTGACTCTAGAGCATTTAGAGATCATATTAAAAAAACCCAACCAGATGTAGATTTATCTTATACTTTGGATAGCGGAGAGGAGGTAGATATCCCTATAGGGATAGGGTTTTTTTGGCCTGACGCTTGAAACAGCACCTCAAACTAGGAGAAATTTATATAAAGCTATACATGAAATAGTATTCCATGGGAATGGAGGATATTCATGGGTTGATGTTTATGATTTACCTATCTTTTTAAGAAATTTTGTATTTAAAGAAATAAAAGATTATTATGACGAGGTTAATAAACCTAAGAATGACCCTAATAAAACTACGCTAATAAACGCAGATGGTAAAGTAAATGCGCCCGCATTTAGTAATGTTTCTAAGGAATATAAAGGAAAGAGCAACTATAAATAGTTGCCTTTTTTAATATTTATAACATATAATTTTATATGGCTGCATCTGACGAAATAAGAAAATTAAATAAGGACATTGCTGATCTACGGGATCAATTAGGTAAAACTTCAACTAAATCTTTTTTAGCTAATGAAATTGAAGATGCTAGAGTAGCATTAAGAGGGTTAAAATCTGAGCTTGTTGCTATAAATAGTGATTTAAGTTTCATTTCTGATTCATTTAAAAATAGTGTATCAGAACTTACTAAACAAAATTATTTCTTAAATTTATCCAAATCCTCATTAAAAGGTATTGTAGGAGTAGCCGATAAATTTTTAGATGTTCAAAGAGGAAATAATGAACTTAGTGCTAAAGAAATAATAAATCTTCAAAATAGAGGAGATCAATTATTTAGAAATCTTGGTTTTGTCCAACAATTTGGGGATTTACAGGGAGAAAATTTAGGTGTTTTAAATAATACTATTTCTCAACAAGAAGTTTTTAATAAAGGACTACAGGACGCAATAAAATTTCAGAATAAAATTAATAAAAATTCTGGGGTAAAAATATTTAGTGGTCTTAGTGATGTAGCTAAAGCTATCCCAGGTTTAAATAAAATAGCACCTGGATTTCAAGAAGCTGCTAATGCAGCTAAACAACAAGCTAGAGATAATGAAATTAATGTCCAATTAGAAAATGATAAATACCAAGCTCAATTAGGTACTTTTAATCTAGAAAAACAATCATTACAATCTCTTTCAAAAGCTGATGGACTAACCCGTAGTAAAATAAAATCTTTAGGTTTAGAAAGTAAATTTTTAGATAAAAATGGAAAAATATTAGCAGGTACTGCAGCTACTAGAAGAGCTAATACTTTATTAGCAAATCAAATCCCACCAATATTAGGTAAGGCAGCAAAAGGTTCTAGTGTATTTTTAGCTGGGTTAAAAGCTTTACGTCCTATTTTAAAACAGCTTTTAGGTCCCTTAAATATAGCTATTGCTTTATTCCAAGCAAATAAACAAGTAGTAGAATTACAAAAATCTTTATCACTTAATGTGATGGAGGCTACAGAATTAAGAAATAGATTCTCAAACATAGCTGTCTCTACGGGTGATATTAATATTACATCTTCCAAATTATTAAAAACTTTTAGTGCGCTAAACAAACAATTTGGTTTTATAACTAATTTTTCTGACCAAACTTTAGTTACTGCTACTAAATTAACAGAAGTAGTAGGAATAAGTGCTGAAGCAGCTAATATGTTAGCTGCAAATGCTGAAATTAATGGTGAAAACTTTAAAGATAGTTATAAAACTATTTTAGGTACTAGTTATGAACTTCAAAGACAAAATGGAATACAGTTTGATAATAGACAAATATTAGAAGATGTAGCTAAAGTTTCTAATGCTATTAGAGTATCTTTTGCGGGTAGTAATGAAGAAATAGCATCAGCAGTAACCAAAGCTAAATTATTAGGTACTTCTTTAAGTGTAGTAGATGGTATAGCAAGTTCTTTAGTAGATTTTGAATCTTCTATCACAGCAGAATTAGGAGCCCAAGTAGTAACTGGGAGGCAATTAGAATTTAGTAGAGCAAGATTATTAGCTAATGAAAATAGGTTAGGAGAATTAGCCGAAGAATTAACTAAACAATTAGGTAGTTTTACTGAATTTAGTAAAATGGGTCGTATTGAACAAGAAATGCTAGCAGCAGCTTTTGGTTTATCAAGAGACGCAGCTTCAGATTTATTAGCCCAACAAGAAATCCAAAATAAATCTGCAAAAGAATTAAGAGCTTTAGGTAAAGAAGATTTAGCACAAAGATTAGAATCACAAACTGCAGCTGATAAATTTAATAAAACTTTAGAAAAACTACAGGATTTATTAGTAGATGCTGTTGCGGCATTTACTCCTTTATTAGAAGTGTTAGGGTTTGTTTTTGATATAATAGGGGGAATTACTAAACTATTAAGCCCTATAATGGGAACAATATCAGGAATAGCAACAGGAGCACTTATAGGTGGACCACCTGGTGCAATAATAGGTGGTATATTAGGGGCGGCATCTGATGTAAGCAGAGGAGTTAGTGGGCAAAACATAAATAGTGGAAATAATTCTTCAGCAATGGGAGACATATATTCTCCTCCAGCTGGTAGAGATTCAATGTTATCAACCTCTCTTGGTACATCAAATGATACAGTATCAAGAGAATTAAAAACAACTAATGTTCTATTAGGTCAATTAGTAAATACAAAAGGTACCATTAAAATAGATAGTACTAATATTGGAACTGGAATTTCTTTAAATTCTCGTCAAATACAATAAAAAATTAATATTTATAATAAAATAATAACTTAAAACTTTAAATTATGTCACTTTTTAATATGATGCAAAATCAAGGAACCCAATTAGATGGTCAATTGAATGGTCAATTACCAACAGCTCCTTTAAGAGATGGTACTACCCCACCAATTAACAACACATTTGCAAAGGGTCAATACTTACTTAATATCCCTAGTGGAGTAAACTTAGATAACGCTACTGATAATACTAACGGATAGAGTTTTATTATAATGGCTCTTCTAACGTTAACAACTGATCTTAAATCCTTAAGGTATGGTAGAGATAGAAAAGATGGGGGCGATAGTGGTCAACCCTACATTCAAACTCCTATACCCGGAGAGGGTTCTGGTGTAGTAGACCCATTAGGACCAGATTTTTTATTAAGGGGAGGAACACTTGCGCCAGCAAGAAGTATACAGGATGTATCTAGATTAACCAAAATGTTTGCTGATACAAAATCCCCAGCAGGTATTCTTTTTACAGCTAAACAAAATTTACTTTCTAGAATAGGAGTAGAAACAGTACCCAGATTTATTTTAAATGAAGGTGCTTATTTACCTACTTCAACCTTACTTCAAGCAGCAGGTAATGCTTTTGGAGTTCACTTAAATAAACAAGGTATAGACCCAACGGGAATATTTAATTTCTTAGATCCTTTAGGTCTTCCTATGTATGAACGTTATACTAAAAGAAATAGAAACCCAGGATTAAATCCTAAAAGAGAAAGAAGTAAAATAAAAGATTTACTTAATAACAAACTAAATAGTAATGATACTACTTTATTTTCTTATGGGGGAGGACCTAATTCTATTTTAGGAATAGGAAGAACACGAATTAAACGAGTAGAAAATACTTCTTTAGCATCAGGTAGATCAAAAACATATAACTCTTACCCCCAATTTCAAAAATATAATTATGTTACTTGGGATTATTCTTTAATTGCAAATCAACATACTTCTCTTAATACGGATAGCATAATAAAGCAGGATTTTAGAAAATATTTAAGTCCCCCAAATGTAAATAATTCAAATATCCCCAGTGTAGTAGTAAATTATACTGATAAAAATATAGAAAAAAGAGTTAATTTAGGAGACCCAGGTAAAAGAGGTAATAGAAGTAATTATACTAAGGGAAAAAATGGAAGGAATATGCCATTGGATAAAATTAATGCCATGCCCTTATATAAAAGTGACCATGCAACTCTTTCTCCAGTTAAAAATGATTTAGTTAAATTTAGAATTGGTGTGATAGATAATGACCAACCTAGTAAAAAAACTTATATTCATTTTAGAGCATTTTTAGATAATATGGAGGATAATTATTCTGCTCAATGGAATGACGTTAGTTATATGGGTAGAGGTGAAAAATTCTATAGATATAATGGGTTTGATAGACAAATTAATTTAGGATGGACAGTTGCTGCTCAATCTAGAGGGGAATTAATCCCAATGTACCAAAAATTAAATTACTTAGCATCAGTACTTACACCTGATTTCTCAGATACCGGGTATATGCGAGGAAATTTAGTTACATTAACAGTAGGAGGTTATTTATCCGAACAAACCGGAATTATAACATCACTTAATTATGGGGTACCAGCAGAATCCCCATGGGAAATTGCTATACCAACAACCTTTGATAAATCTAAATTAGCTGATGGAGTATATTCAACAAATGATGTAAAAGAAATGCCCCATATGATTAGAGTTACTGGATTTCAATTTATACCAATACATGAATTTACTCCTAGAGTACAACAAAATCAATTCTCTGAAGATAAAATTTCTTGGGGTGGAGCTGAAGTTGATAATGCAGAAAATTGGATTAGTTCCTTTGGACCTGAAAGATATATTCAACTTAGAAATTCTGTTCATATGGGTAATGACAATGTAGTTTTAGATAACTATGGAAACCCAGAAGATGGATCTGAAAGTTCAATACCTAATAAAAGTAAAGGAAAAAATAGTAGAATTAACAGAAATTATATACCTGGCACAGATGCTAAGTCAGGATATTTTTCTTTAGGAGGTAATCCTGATCTAAAAACTGAAGTAGAAATAAAAAAAGAAATAGATAATGAAACTAGTGATTTGGATAATGCGGTAAATTTACTATACCCATCTGAACAACCCTTTAACCCACTAGATATAACATCAGATATAGATACTTCGGAATTAGCGTAATTATGGCAAGATATAATGACATACCTAGAATAAGAACAAATAAGGGAAAAAGATATTATGTTAACACTAAATATCCTGACATTCCCCTTGGAAGAAATGATATATATGTTTATACTACTATTGGGGATAGATTAGATATTTTAGCACAACAATATTATAAAGATTCTTCTTTATGGTGGATAATAGCAGTTGCTAATCCTTTTTTAAGACAAGATTCTTTAACCCCATCCCCGGGTGCTCAAATTAGAATACCATTTAATGTAAGTAATATTATTAGTAATTTTAATAAGTTAAATAATCAAAATATATCATTAAATACCCCAGGAAATGGAGGATATTAAAAATATAAGTTATGACTGGAAATATAATAGGAGAAGAAGTTGATGAATTTGTAGGTAAACAAATTAAAGCTAGACAATCTATTGCTGGTAAGGGGTATGACTCCTCCGACCCTAGAACACAAGGATCACAAATATATCAAAATGGAAGAAATGCTTGGGTAAAACTTGCCTCAGGTGTTGGAATTATTGGTGATGGTATCATAACAACTCAAGATGAGGATGGATATAATATTGTAGATTCTAAAAAAATTGAAAGTGGAGAACAAAGGCTTATAGATTTAGGTCTTGGAGCTAATTATAGTGGTATTGAATTAGCCAAAGAAGCAGTATTATTTAATGGTTTATCTAAATTAAACCCCTCAACATTAAAAATGAAAGATGGTGAGTATGAAATAGATGAAACTACACAATCTCCAATAGTCGACCAACCAGGCTCTTATCAGTTTAGACAGGGAGTATCTAAAAAAAAAGGATTTTGGAATAGTGGAAAAGCATATGGTTTAGGAGGTACAGAATTTGGGTTGCAACCTATGCCTGGAATAGAATCTGCTGAAATCCAATGTTTAAATAGGGGCTCTATTAAAAAAGCTACAGTAACAATTAAAGCTTTTAATAAATTTCAATTAGATGTTATAGAATTATTATATCTTAGATTAGGGTATATAATGATGTTAGAATGGGGTTGGGATAAATATTATGAAGATAAAAATACCCTTAAAAAAACCATGAATACTGTAATTGAAGATTACTGGTTTGATCAAGGTGAATGTACTTCTCTTTTAAAATTATATAACTTTGTTAATATATATAAAGAAAAATATAAAGCTAATTATGATGGGTTTGTAGGTAGAGTTACAAATTATCAATGGTCTTTTAACCCAGATGGAAGCTATGATGTAGTCTTAGAAATGTATAGTGTTGGAGATGTAATTGAATCTCTAAAAGCTAATGTTCCTGTTGGAGATAAAACAGGAGCTAAGTTCGTTGCAACAGATTTATCTTCAGGAGAAGGAGAAACTTCTCAACAAGTATATAATAGATTATTATCAGAAAATAAAATTAATAAATTTAGAGATAATGAAATATGTTTTTGGCTATGGAACACTGTTAGAACAGAAAGTTTTATAAATTATGAAAATAAAAATCTTTATAGAATCCCAATATATTCAACCACAGGTCCAACAAGACCAAACACTACTACAAATCCTTATCCAAATCTTTTTGCTGCGGCGCAAAAAAGAACTAATCAATGTCCTATAAAATACCGAAATTTTATTCGTTTAGGATACTTTTTAGATGAACTTCAGGAAAGAGTAATACCCTATGTGGCTCCATGTGAAAAAGTCTCAGATCCTATTTTAAGAATAGATACAGATGAAGAAACAAACCTTATATCCCTCCAGGACGATCAGTTTTCTTTAGATCCAAGAGTTTGTATCCATGATATGACAAACTGTTTTCCTGAAGATTATTATTGGCATGCAAAACAAGACCCAGGAAGAGGATTATTTATTAAATCTGAATTTAGTGTAGAGGGGGGAAGTGATGCTGAACGTACTGATGAAAATTTTCAAGGGGCTGATTCCGGAGCTATATATCCCCTAGAAAAATTTGTAATTCAATTAAAAGCTAATAGAAGAAACCATGTTGTATACGGTAGACTTATGAATTTATACATCAATTATGAATGTTTATATCAAATATTTGAAAATAATATCGACCGTAATACTGGAGCTATAAGTCTATTTACTTTTTTAACTGAATTATGTAATGAAATAAATGGGGCTTTCGCTAATACAGTTCAATTAGAACCTATTATTGATGATGGAGAAATTATAAAACTTGTAGATTTAAATCCTTTAGTAAGAGAAAAACCACCTTTAGAGAAAAAAAATTATATTAATATATATGGTTACAATCAAGATGATAATACTAGTAATTTTGTAAGAGATTTATCTTTAAATACTTTTATAGATAGTAAATTATCAAGTACTTTAGCTATTGGGGCAGTTAGAGAAGGTAATATTCCTAAAAATTATGAAGGAGCAGGTTTACAATATTGGAATAGAGGTTTAAAAAATAGATATTTAAATGATATAATAATTAATGAAAAACCTTACGAAATATCTACATCAAAAAATATTAAAGAATATAAAAAGAGATTAGCTACCCATTGGAAAGACTACAGCTCTTTAGGCACAACAATCGTAAATGCTGTTACAAATTATAATGTTATTAGTGGTGTCGTGACAGGAATCCTTTATAATCCTATAAGAAAAACAGTTTATTATAATGGAAAATGGTATTGGAATGTTTATGCGTATGAATTTGTAGAACAAGCTTTTTCTGATGACACAGTTAATCATAATAATCAAGTAACGAGAAACCTTAGACAAAAATCTATAATTCAACCTTCATTAGATTGGAGAACTTATGTAGCATATTCTATTGGGGGGCAAACTTCTAAAGGTTATGAGAATAATTTAAGCTCAGCGGTTAAAAATAAAATGATTTCTTATATAGATTCTATGTATTTCGCATGCGATCCTGGTTATATAAACTTAGGTAAATCTTTATGGAAACAAGTACTTTCTAAAAGAGCAAGTGCGGGTGCTAAATTAGGATATCCACCTTTAAGCTATAATGGTTTTATCCCTATTTCTTTTGATTTAACTTTAGAGGGAATAGGTGGAATTAAAATTTATAATAGATTAAATTTAAGCCAAGATTTTTTACCTTATCAATATAAACAGGGAAAATTTGAGTATATTATTAAACAAGTAAATCATAATATATCCGATAATGATTGGACAACTAAAATAAATAGTTTTTCATACCCCGATTTAGATCTTAAGTACTTTAAACGATATAAGGATGGGGATGGTATACCAACAGATAATCAACTAGAAGAAGTTGAAAACCAACCTGATGATCCATTAGAACTACTAAAAGATTTAATAGCAAAAGGAGAAAGTTTTGGTGGAGATTATACAATATCTAACTTTTTATTTAAAAATAATCCAAACGACCAAAATAATAATTTTGCAGTAAGAACGGATTTAGATGTAACAAAATTAACAATCCAAGAAATATTAGATAGAGGCCAAATTAGAAGTGATGTTACTCAAAATCAATTAGAAGTTGAAAGAAGTGGGGCCATATGGGCTACAGGTAAATATCAATTTATTCCTGATACTTTAAAGTTAGCAGTAAGAAACACAGATGGTGTTGAGTTAAGTGATAGATATACTCCGGAAGTACAAGAAAAACTATTTGAATATTTAATTTTTAGTAAAAGAGAAAGAGTAGGAAAATATATAAAAAATACTAATATAGGTAGTGGTGTGGCAGCATCAAAATTAAATTTAGAAATTGCTATTACAAGTCTAGCTAAAGAATTTGCATCAATCCCTACTATTAAAAAAAGTGGTGGAGCAGAAGTTGGATATGTAGCTAACGGAATAGGAAATATAAGTTATTATGGTGGAAATGATACTGCTCATCATACAATAAAAGATGTTGTAATAGCTTTAATTAAAACTAGAATATATTATTCTAATCAAGTCCCGGAATATATACCAGATTATTTTTAACCATTAAATATAACTTTAAATGTACTTTCCAAAATCACAAATAGAAATTAATTTACATGCAAACCCTGGGGAATTTGTATATGAAGAAAATGGTAATGGATTTTCTGGACATTATTTTAAAACTTCGGATGGAAAATATTATACTGGTAAATCACCACAAGATAAACCTAATTTATTATTAATAATTCCCTCAAATATAAATAAAGAAATAAATAAACCATTAAAAAACACTCAGGTATTTATTTCGGATAGCTATTTAAAAACAGCAAAAGGAACACAAGTATATAAAGCATTAGATTCACAACCCCCTATTTTTACTCCTCTCCAAATAACGGACAATGATTACCAGAATGGTAAAGTAATAAGATATTTCTGCAAAAAAAGTAATGAACTAATTTTTATAGAAATAAATAAATCAACTTATTCAGCATTAATAAATAACTCCGCAGGTACCCAATATCAACTTTATACCCCATTTCAATTTGAATGGGTAATTTCAGGAAACCGTAAATTTGCATCTGATAAAAATTTTCAAACTTTAACTAATTTAAAAATTCCGGGTGTAGTAAAATACTTTCAAAACAATTATACTGAATACTTTAAAGGAGAAAAAATAAAAGAAGACTTAAATACCGATGGTAGTGAATTTATAAATAGAAAAACGGGCAGACCTTATACTGGGCCTTATCATATTCATCCTAGTAAAGGACCTATGGTGGGTGCTAAACATGTTTCTTACCCACATGATTATTTAGATTATGTTGCTTCCCCTCCAACAACTGGTTCAAATACTTATACTCCTTCAATAGTAAGAGGAGGATCATTTGGAGGTGGTGGAGGAGGTTATTAACGTTACGGAAATAAAAAGGTTATATGTACTGGCTTGTAGAAAACGAGGAACAGTTAAATGTTTTAATAAATAGTGGTTATAAAAAGGCTTTCATTGAGGTAATACCTTATAATGATACAATACACCCTGTACTAAATCATGTAAGTTTAGTGTATATTAGACCGATTGAAGCGAGTAAAGGCTTTATGGTATGTATTACGCATAGTGAATCTTTGAATGCGTTAAACACGTGTATAAACGATTTACTAAATAAGTTTGATATATTATATTGTCGTGATAAAAAAGAGATATTACATTATTTTCCAATCAAAACTCTTTATGACATTAATCCACCCCCTACTACATATATACGACCTACAACACAAACACATGATTTATATTATAGACAACATAAAGATAATCCGGAGTTAAATTTAATTATACCTATTGTTAAACATTATGAATTATGTGAAACGATTTTTAGAGATCTAAAAGAGAATATTAACAGAGAAAAAATAAAATATTATGAATTCTATAACAGTAAAGTATCCGTGGTATTCAACGCTATCGAGAGAAGTGGAATACAAATACATAATAAAACCTTCGAAAAATACTTTTATCCCGTTGATAATAAATCAGTCTACACTCAGTATAACTTAAAAACAACAACAACAAGACCCTCAAATAAATTTAAAAATGTAAATTATGCAGCACTTAATAAAGAAAATGGATGTAGAAAAAGTTTTATTCCACGTAATAATAAATTTGTGGAAATTGACATTAGTGCTTACCATCCTAGTTTGGTTGCTCGTCTCGTTAATTATACTTTTCCCACTAGTGATATTCACTCTCATTTTGCTTCCTTATATAAAGTGGACTATAAAAAGGCAAAAGAGCTTACTTTCAAACAACTTTACGGAGGCGTATTTAAAAATTATAGAAGCCTGGAATTCTTTAAAAGGATTGAAGGGTTTGTAAACGAAACTTGGAGTAAATTTAATGAAAAAGGGTTTATAGAATGTCCTATATCAAATTTTGTATATACAAAGGAAAATTTGGGGGAAATGAACCCTCAAAAGTTATTTAATTATGTACTACAAAATATGGAAACATCTCAAAATATTTTGATATTGTGGGATATATTTTGTATATTACGGGGATGTAAGACAAAACTAGTTTTATATACTTATGATTCATTTTTATTTGACTGGGATGAGGAAGAGACAGAATTAATGGATGAAATTAGAGATATTTTCACGAAATATAAATTGAATATAAAAGAAATAGAAGGTTATGATTACAACTTTAAATAAAAAATTTAATACGTATAACGCGAATTATGATGTTATAAGTAACATCCAAAACTTAAGCGATTTGAATAATAAATTATTTTGCACTTTTACAGACTTGGAAGGTTTGGATGCATTACTTACAGATATACAAACTAGATATAGTATAATTTATAATAAAATGTTTGTTTTAGAAATAGTAGGAAAGGATGAATACGTAGTTACCTATAATGTTGAACAAGCTAATATTGGAACTATACCCGAAAATACTATATTAGTACACAGAAAAAAAGAATCTAATACCTTATACACTATTAATGCTTTAAATGAACTTATTAAAAAGCTTAATGGTGGTGTTGTTGATACTAGCTATAAAATTGATTGGCAACATTATAGAAATTGTATTTTACTTACTCAACATAATGAGTTAAATCAATTAAATACAAAAATTTACAAAATTATTGAATTATAATTTGGATCCCCAAATATTAGTTCGTATATTAGAGTTACATATAAACAGTTATAATTAAAATTAGTTACATTTATGGATTTATCAAAACTTAAACAGAAATTGGATACCCTCCAATCAAAACCACAGGGTGGTCAAAAAACCGATTACTCATTAATTTATTGGAAACCTACAATAGGTAAACAACAAATTAGAATTGTACCATCAGCGTTTGATTCTTCAAACCCCTTTGTAGAACTTAAGTTCTATTATGGGATTACAAATAAGGTTATGATTTCACCAACAAATTTTGGAGAGAAAGACCCAATTGCTTTATTTGCAGGAAAACTACGTGAAGGAGAATATAATAAAGAAAATTATGTACTTGCTAAAAAGTTAGATGCTAAAAACCGTATTTTTGTTCCCGTTGTAGTACGTGGAGAAGAAGATAAAGGAGTTAGACTATGGCAATTTGGAAAATTAGTATATGAAGAATTATTAGCTCTTGCAGTTGATGATGAAATTGGAGATTATACTGATATTGTGGGTGGAAGAGATCTTACAGTAGAAACAGTAGGACCGGAAGCAACAGGTACCCCTTATAACAAATCATCAGTTAGAGTAAGATTAAAAACATCACCACTTAGTGAAGATGCTGCATTAGTAGAAAAATGGACAAACGAACAACCTAATCCTAAAGGAGATTTATTTAAACGTTATTCATTTGATGAAATGAAGGTAGCATTAGAAAAATGGTTATCACCTGAAGATGATGATAACGAAGAAGCAGCTATAGCACCTGTTGAAACACAACCTTCAACTAATTTTAGTTTAGATACTACAAAAGCTAAACAAAGTAAAGTAGATCAATTTGATTCATTATTTGATGATAAAAAAAGTAATGAACCAGATGATCTTCCTTTCTAAATATGGCAAAAAAAATATCAAAGTCTCTCTCGGCAGCAGTGTCTGCCGAGATTAAGAGCAAGTTTGATTTAAATAAATTTAAATCTTCTAAAGGTTTAAATAAAAACGTCAAATTTAAAGACCAACAGTGGATAC